GGCGTCGTCCGTGGCGTCGTCCGTGGCGGCGCGCGTGGCGGCGCTCATGGCGTCGCGCGTGGCGGCGCGCGTGGCGTCGTCCGTGGCGGCGCGCGTGGCGTCGTCCGTGGCGTCGTACGTGGCGTCGTACGTGGCGTCGTACGTGGCGGCGCTCGTGGCGTCGTACGTGGCGGCGCGCGTGGCGGCGCTCGTGGCGTCGCGCGTGGCGGCGCGCGTGGCGTCGTACGTGGCGTCGTACGTGGCGGCGCGCGTGGCGGCGCTCGTGGCGTCGTCCGTGGCGTCGTACGTGGCGGCGCGCGTGGCGGCGCGCGTGGCGGCGCGCGTGGCGGCGTACGTGATTGGTGCTGCATTCTTTCGTAACCACCACATGGCTGCGGCAAATCCGCCCGCAAAGGCCATTGTGCGGGGGCTATCAACAATCACGATTCGCGGCTCCTTCAGTCCAGCCGCCGCATAAAGTGATCGAATTGCAGGCGTGATTTTATCCGGCTCTATTGCCTCAGTACGCATTGCCCTGCTTATCCAGAGATTGGCGTGCGCATCCATGCGCAGTTTTTCATCATCGGTAATTCCACCACCGGCAAAATCTGGACGACGAACGATTTTTGATTTCGACATGACCTTCCCCTCAATTCGATCAGAACCAGCAACTCAATAAATTAGTCAGCGACGCGCCGAACCTCGTCACCCCAATCCTCTACCTGGAATCCCTGCATCAATTTCCCTTCATGCAGTAATAGCGCCGTGTGATCTTGCGTATTCGGCTGCACGCCGAGGTTGGTTAGATTGCCGTGTGAGATCAGTGTTTGGCCGAGCAGCGAGAGGAACCGCTCACCTTCTGCTGTGCGCTTATAAACAACCTCACAAGCCTCGTTTTCTTCGACGACATGAGCGTGCCCTGACGTTTCGCCATAAGCCAGAACAGCGAGTCCGTTAGTGTCTTTGGAATTCTCTTTCGCATCAGAAGGAATTTTGTCGACGTACATCAATAGCACATCGCCTTGTCGAACATGATCACCTGCTTTCATTTCAATCTCCGATTGGTTTAAATAACTCTCACTCAGCATCTAGTTCTGCCGCTATTTCTGCCTCCATCTCGCTAAAATCTGATAGCGATAGCATCAATAGCGGCAATTCAACTTCGTTCTCACCACGCACAAGCGTTGCGCATTTGATATCGACCTCATGACCTTGGCCTTCCTCGCGCTGGCGACCGTCTATCGTATCCCACTCGCGGGTCGGTGTAGCGCGTTGCAGGATGATGTAGCCGTAACGGATTGACCAGCCGTGATCGTTACACTTGCTGATGTACTCGCCGTCGATGCGATCTAGCTTATTGGAGCGAGAGCGTAACGCAGCAAGTATGGGATTCATGACGGCCTCCGCTTGAAAAGTTTACTCAGAGCAAATTGAGCGGCTAACTCAATACTTAATACGGCGATCAGCGCAATCAGTAGGTAGTTCAGAATGACGAAACCGATCAGGATTACTAGAATGAAATTGAGAAGTGCCGAGATCATGGTGGCCATTATCCACGCCGATTACCGGATGTCAACAGAGATTATTCGCAGCGCTTCCTCTGGCGATCTAGCAATCCCGGCAATCCCGCCAAGGCCCTGAATCGTCGATATAAACCGCTCTTGCTTGTCGCTCACGATGCCATCGTCTGTCTTGACCTCCACCCCAGCAAAGATGGCGATGCGCTTGCCGACCATATTCGGCGTGACGATACGCGAGACGGCACCGATCAAATCTGAACTACCCGGACATAATCCGTATACGACTCGCTTCGGATGCAAGATGATGAACGAGCCGTTAGGTTGACGGACTGCTTTACCGAGCCATGCCTCGCCGACCGGATTGTTCCAAAAGCGCGTATCCTCGCTTGAGATCGCGAGTTGGATGCGATGTTTTAGGGGTGTTTCGCCGGTCATTTGCAGGCGTCCTTGTAGCGCTCCAGCGCTGCACGACACATCGGCGAGATATTCTGATTCTCGCAGCGGGCGGCAAGTTCGTCGGCGGCGAGCAGTCGCAACTCTAGTACAGCTAGCATGTGCAGTTCATCATCGACATCCAATGGCAGCACTTTGTCGTGCAGCCATTTAAGTTGCATATCTATCATGTTGCACCAGCCTGTAGTTTCGCTTTCTTCTTGAGTCTCCCCTGCCACACATAGTTCGCATGCCGCGGACCTTTGATCGGACCGTATCGCATCGTCGAATCCGCAATCAGTTCTTCCAATGTATTGCAGTTCGCGCGCGCGGCCCACATCTCGCGCTTCGCTCTTGCAACTTCCATTTCCTCAAGCTCGCCCTCGACCTGCTTAATTTGCCGGCCTTCCACCGGGAACGGCTCGCCGCAGATCGTGCACTTAGTGCTGCCTGAGCGACTGGCACCGAAGCAATAGGGACAGATGCGCGGAGGCGGCATATCGTTGTTCTTGCTCTTCTTCATCGTATCGCCAGCGAGAGTCCATTCGTAATCGTCATCCGGCAATCCGTGCTTTGGCATCCAGACATTTCCGCTTCTGGAGCCGGTATTGCCGACTGTATCGATAATCCATGCGAATTCTTTGCCGGGGAACGCGCGCATCACGCGACCGACCTGCTGCCTGTGTAATCCAAATGAATCAGTGGGCCGCATAAGTAGCGCTGCGACGGCATCTTGACAGTCAAATCCCTCCCCAAATAATTCCACATTGAACAAAACTCGGACGCGCCCCGCCTTGTAGTCCTCCATCATCTTATCGCGCAGAATCGGATCAGTTGTTCCATCAATATGCAGCGATGGAATCCCCGCTGCATTAAATAGTTCACAGGAATCCTTGCTGTGCTCAATAGACGCGCAGAAGCCGATCGCCTTGGCCCCGTCACAAAATTTTCGATAGTGACTTACTACGTCACCGATAATCGCTGGCTTGTTCATCCGTGCTGCCGCCTCCGATTGCACGATATCGCCCATGCGCCGATGCAAGCCAGAAAGATCAGCGCGAATCGGTGGGACAACGAGGCGATACTTACTTAGAAATCCTTCGTCGATCAATTCCGCTTCAGATGGCCCCCTCACCATCTCATCGAAGTATTCTGCAAGGCCGCGGCCATCGAGCCGCACGGGCGTTGCCGATAGCCCTACGTGATAGGCGTTCGTCAGTTTCTTAGCTAAGGTGCCCCATGACTTGCTGGGTAGGTGATGGCATTCGTCCCAGACAACGACATCCGGCTCAGGAAGCTTGTCGATTCGGCGCATCAACGTAGGGATGCTGCAAATTTGCGCTTGCGCTTGTGGGTTCATTTTATGATCGGCATCGACAATGGAATGCTCAAGACCATCCAACGTAAACGCACGCGATACCTGCGCGACCAATTCGCGGCGATGACAGCAGAACCAGACGCGCTTACCTTTATCGGCACTACCATGAAGCATACGACTCGCGATTGCTGTTTTCCCGCCGCCAGTGCCGAGCCTGATTAGCACCCGCTTACGACGACGCCGGAAATGCTGGCGCACATCCTCGATGATCTGCTGCTGATAGGGTCGCAGAGTTAACATTAAAACATCTCGATCGCACGGCCAGCGCGCCGAGTGTTGCGCGCTGTCTCTGCGTGATGGTCTTTGTCGTAGTGCAAGTGGCAGCCTTGGCACATCGATTTCAGGTTAGGTCGATCACCGGGCACGCCATTGTTTTCCGGTGTGTGATCGAGATGAGCCGTCGTGAGCACGACTTTCGATCCAGTGCCATAGGCGGCACCGCCGTTCACGTTCGGGCATCGCCCTTCGTGCGTGCCACGTCCGCATTCACCTTCGCACTCGCAGCGATTGCCGGCACGTTCACGCACTTCCGCTGTGATCGCCTTCCAGTCTTGCGGATAACGCTTTCTATTCTCTGGCCTGATAGGCATATCACACGACTATATCAATGCGCTGACCTTGTTCGGGATGACACCCAGCGATTTCAATCCCTGCCTTATGCGCTTTCTTCACCGCATTCTTATCGACCGTCGCGGGCTTGAAGTCAAACACACCAGACTTCACCTTCGCGCCTTCCTTGTCTTTGATGGCCCACGTTCGCGGCACACCGTCTTCCGCATGCACGAATTCGATGGTCTGATCCAAGTCAAGCACTGGCGGCTCATCCGGTGGCGTGATGTACTGATCCGGTACTTTATTCACGTCATCGACGCCAACCGAGGGCGGATTGTTCTTCACGACGATGTCGAACCACTCGGACTCGACCTTCGTTTGGTTAGTGCCTTGGAAATTCAATAGCAGGTAGTTGCGTAGCGACTCAGCGCGATCCGCGAGACGCTTCGCTGATGCCGCCATTTGCTTAGCAGCGGCGATCTTACTCTCAGCCGCCGCCTCGCAGTTCAGAATAAACTTGGCGACGTTGATCGCTTTGTCTTTCCACTCGCCGGTTAAGCCTTCGAGCGTGTCGAGTATGACTTGCGGCGGTAGATCGCCGGTTTCAGCGAGGTCGTTGAGTTGCTTGAACTGGTCGGTCAACTCGTACAAATGCAGAATAGTCATTGCTGCTCCTTCATCAATCTAAGGATACGACTAGCCTCGCTATAGGCACCATTAGCCCATGCGATCTCGCACACTCGACGAACGTGCTCGCTCTGATCCTCCTCGCCAAGTGGTGGCAAACCGCTTCCTTCGTCGTGCCACCATCTATTAAACGCAGCCGTGGTTTCCTCAGAGACTACGATGGTTACGCTGTGGGCGGTCATATTACATCCTCTACTGGTGCCGACTCATCCGCAGATTCAGGAGCAATCGGCGTCTCCAGTTCAGCTTTGCGCGATTGGTAAGCGAGTTCATAACTCTTGAGCCGCTTCTCATCCTTCTTCGCGCGCGCTTCCTTCCATGCGTCTTGATAGACGGTCTTGAGGGAATGCATATCCTTGGACTCAGAGATCGTCGTGATCCAATCGTCGACGACGGTTTGCTCTACGACGACGTGCGACGCAGCATCGACGGCTTGTGCGGCGGTTGTGGCGGGAATGACGTCGGGGTCGAGTGAGGCAATTTCCTCTGGCGTGTAAAATCCGCAGAATACGCCAGCATTCACAGTGCGGACGCCTTCAGAAATTAAGCGACTACGCAGCATCGCACGGCCGTAAGACTTCCACACATCTTTGCCTGCAAGGCCGGCTGTCTTCGCGCGCTCAGGCGTCCAATCAAGTCGTACAGTTCCGCCTTGTGGGTGCGAGAATGTAGCATCGGCTTTAGCATCGCTCAGCTCGTGCCACTGCACGGTGCCGCCGCTTGCGATATGGCGGCCGAGAATCGTATCGGCCTTAAGCGACGGTTTCCCGTTAAACACATGGTAGTCGCGAACGGCGATCATCGGATGAATTCCCTCGGCTTGGCTCAGCGCCATCAAGGACAACGCTTGTTCTGGCGTTTTCATTCCGAACAATCCTGACTTGGCTACCGTAACAGCAAGTCGCTCCATTTGCTCGTAAGACAGGAACGCTAGTTGCGCGCCACTCGTCGTCGTAACAGATGTGCTCATATTGGTTCTCCCGTAATTTCTTCAGCCAATGAAAGGATTTTATCAAACAACCAGTTCTGCATGTTGCGATCAAAGTCCGCCACGCCATGCTTGCAGTGCACCCATTCCTCCATGATCGTCGATGCGACCTGCTTCGTCCCCATGTTGAATGGCAAGAGCGACAAATACATCGTTCCCTCGATCGCGCGGCCCATCACGCCTTCGCCCAGTCCGTTGACGATGCGTAGCGGAAACAGTTCAGTATCGATATCAACCCGCTTGAGCACCGCACGTGCGCGCTCAAGCATCTTATGCTGCACGCTACTGAGATCGACTTCTGGCCAATTTCCGGCTTTATCGTCCAGCTTGGCCACAACTTGCCGAGCGCTTTCATTGCAGTCGATGCCACATGCGATAAGTTGGCGCACATTGTCAACGAATTCCGCGCTCGTTGCATTGTGCTCGTAAAAATTCATGTCGTGCTCGTAACTATCGCGAGGCGCAGTGATAATTCGTCTCAGCATCTTGCCATCGCTCATCGATTGCACAGAGCGTCTAATCGCGCTATCAATCTGATACGAATAAGCGGCTGTGCGATCCTCGGTCAAGTCGATTTTGTCGCGAATGTTATAGGACAGGAGCGCCGCCTTCCCCGTATCGCGGACGGCGACTCCGCGATAAAAAATGTACTGACTGGGTTTGTTGTAGATTTCGCAGGATTCGTGAGCAATGGCGGGCTCGCCGTCGATAAAGAATTGCTCGCGATTCTGATAAGCGCGCGCAATTTCCTCACAGTTGACTTCGACAACGGTATCGCACGTCATCGGCTCGGTACCGCACTCGCCGCCTTCATCTTTGGCATTGCACCACAGTTCGCGAAAGGCTTGCCACGGCTGCCAGTTGATACCTAAGCGAGTCGTAAACCCGGCATCGATACCATTGCATTTCACTATGTCAAAGTCTTTGCCGCGAATCGTTTCACGCGATGCCGTGAACACCAGTGTTTCTGCACCAGTGCGCACCGTAATCGCGCCACCAAGGCGCAGAATAATGGCAACTGCGTATTTAAAACCAGTGCCAAAGTAGCCGATAGCGTCGGCGTTCTCCTTAGCAGAGACGCCGAATGTCAGCATGGCGCGTATATCGAACGCGCCGTTGTTGCCAAAATACAGCGCCTTACTCATCGCTCGCCTCCTCCGGCTTCACGCCCGCCACCAGCATGTCAACGAGTTCATCCTTATCCGGGATGCGCACGTCATGCAGATGGCGCAGCACCTGCCCCTCGCTCTTGGCCCTGATGAGCCGGGACGCGGCGAGTTCCTCCTTGACGGTGGCGAACTTTACACCGCGCGGAGCGGCAACGTAGTAGCGCTTGACGGGATCGGGCATGATGGTCTCCAGATGGGGTTGCATTTACGATTAGAGCGTGTGTATACTACGTCATCGATTACCGCCTGTAAACACTTATTTATGCCGCGCATCGCTGACTTGTTCCCCGACTTGAGCGACTTCGAGCAGTTACTGAGCGATGCGGAGTCGCAAGCGACTACTGAATGGGAGCAGACCTTCGTCGGCGATATCAACGAGAAGTATGAGCAATACGGCGCAGGCATGTATCTCACCGAGAAACAGCGCGAACACCTTGAGAAGATTGTGGAGAAGTGATGGCAAGTAAACGAAATGGCAAGCTTAGCCCCCTGCAGTTGTGTATTCGGCGGTTCAAGGACGCCGGCGTCAGCGGGCGCCAATTGGGGCTCATGCTAGGCAAGAGTGAGTTCTATGTTGGGCAGCTCACCAGTAAGGGCAATCACATTCCGAACACGAACGGCATGCACCGCAAGTGGCTCGAACTTGCGCAGGCAAAGAAAGTGAAGTTAGAGGCCGAGGAATTGATTTATGGGGGTGAGGCGTGAAAATTAAAGAGATCAGTGTATTTGCCTATGCTACAAAAGGCGAGGCACTTGATATAGCCAATCAGGCTATTGATGATCTTTGTGTGGCATCGGTCTTTATAGTGACGGGACTTGCATCTATTGCTAAAGAGCCTGTTGTTTACATGGTGATGCCCGATCAAGATAAGGAAACCAAGCCATGATCGGCGATGACGCCCAAGAGCGCTATACCAGTAACGTAATGCGCCATCAATATCGACCCCTATCCGATGCTGAGAAAGGACAGATGCAGTCACTCAAAGACAAGGGTCTTGAGTTATTTCAACTGATCGACAATCTCGGTAGAAGTCGAGAAATATCCCTCGCACTCGCTAAGACCGAAGAAGCGGTGATGTGGGCGACGAAACATTTGACTAGGTAAGGGCCATGAGCGAATACGACACTGCGGAAGAGATAGCCATTCGGCCACGAGGCAGCATGCATTTCGCATTCGAGCTATCTATGCCAAATAACAACGCATGGGATGGCAAGTGGTCTGGCGAAGGTCGCTCGTATGTTCGCGTGAAAAGCTTCTCGCAAAAGGAATGGAAGACCACTGCCGCCAAATTAGTTGGCGGGCATTACTTCAATTTCGGCGACGGTTGGGGTGCTTCGGTATCTGTGCGCGTTGTCGATGCGGATACAAAGAAGAAACTCGTTAAGCAATCGGCTGGATTTTGCGGTTACGACTGGATGATTGATAGTCTGATTTTGCACGGAGTGATTAGGCGATGACCGACCACAACACTACTGAGACTAAGGCCAAACCATTCCGCGAGGACTGCACGAACTGCATGGGTACCGGCCAAGTCGCGCATGACTGCGAAGCATGCGAGGGCAAAGGCTGGGTTGATGACCCAGAGGATGGTGGCACTATGGAGTGCCCAGAATGCGGCAACGAGCAATGTAAGGAGTGCGAAGCATGAGTGGCGATAGTTCCGCAGAGAAGAAACCCGCGCGAATTCGGGTTACCAATGCATACCCAGGATATGCGCATACAAAGTATGAAGGTACATGCGATCCAGATGTTACCTACAAAGAAATCTGCGATTGGCTTAACTTGGGTCTTGGGTATCGAAGCGTTTATTTAAGTGATTGCAAATGGGGCGGTATTCGTCATGACGATTGAACATCCCACTCCCGATGAAGTACTCGCGCTCGCATTCGCTAAGTATCAAGGCTGCGAATGTGTTAACAAGAATTTCGTTTCGCTTCGCAAAGAAGAGCTGTTGCGCATGCTACAAGAGTGGCGCTCTCCACCGACTAGAAAGACTCTCATATCGGATGACGCCGATGAACTATGCCGTCGCCTCGAAGCAGAGGGAATGGTCTCGATGCGGCATACGTTTAAATGTATGTACTTGCAGATTGAAACAGTGGGAAGGCGAGCGCCTATTCATGGCATGGAATCTGTAGACGCATCAGAGTTAACGTTAAAGGCCATTCGCGAACGCTCAACCGCTTTCAATCACTGGTTTACGCGCAACGGCGGCTACAAGGGCTATGAAGCTCAAGCGATCGATGCTTTGCTGGATTGCATCGACAAGCAATCTCTACCGCCGAAAGCGCCTCGCCCGCTCGTAACTGACATTGTCGATTTGATTCGCAACGATTCGTACGCCGTCACGTTTCAAAGCATGGGCGAATATAGATCGGCTCTAGTCCGCCATGCCGCGCAAATGCTGCTTGAATTCGAATCACAGCAATCCGTCGAGACACGGGATAGCCATGAGTGAGATTCATTCAAAGTATTTGTGGCCCGCCGCTGAGCGCATTGCCGATATCGTTTGCCTGTCGGTTGCGGAAATCCCTGACCGCGACAGCCCGGACGATCAGCCAGAGATGATGCTCGTGACCGGTGACGAACTAAAGGGCCACATCATTCGCGCATTTGAGCAATGGCGGGAAGAGAAGCAAACTGAGTCTGAGACGTCAGAGCTTCGCAATACCGCATGGAAATGCGTTGATTGCGGTAATTCTTGGATGTCAGCGCTGGGCGGAACTTGTCCGACTTGCGGCGGCGAGCTTAAATGAACACCGAAGGTGACCATGTATGATGGAAATTCTTCATTTTGTATTCTCCGATTTCTGGCACTGGTTGGGCATGCTATTTTTATGCGCGGTAATCTTTGGCGGGATTGGCGGCATTATTAGGCGATAGTTGAGCGAGGGTTAAGGTCATGGGTTGGTCGATTGGATACGATGATAAGTGGCAGCGCGATATTGGCTATGGCGTGCCTGCCTTTTGTGACCATCCTAACTGCATGACTCATATTGATCGCGGCCTATCGCATGTATGTTGCGCTCAGAAGCCATATGGCGGCGACGATGGATGTGGTTTGTATTTCTGCGCAAAGCATCAGGACTTGCAAGGTAAGTGCGAGCGATGTGCTGACGACCAAGCTGCATTCGATCCGACGCCGGATCATCCGACTTGGATGCGATGGAAATTAACTGATGGAAGTTGGTCAGAATGGCGTGGGCAGAATCCGCACGAAGTGAATAAATTGCGAACTGCATTGGGTGAGAAAGATGGCCGCTGATAACGAATGTGATCCGAATGCGTTCGAATCGATACCGCATAGCATCGCGCGCATCGGTGTTCCGCTTCTACCGACAAGTAGTCGAGAGTTGCAGGCGCTATGTGCGGTAGAGATATTATTGCGAGAACGATTCTTATTAGAGTTTTTACTTGATGAAGAACGCGCGCGCATTTGTCGGTATCTGGCGGAGAAGTATTCTTCTGGCAAGGAAGGTAGCAAGTGAAACTGAAGCAGATATTTTGTCGGCACAAGCATGAAAAATGCTGGTTGGCTCGCATTGAGAACGATGGCGAACGATTCTGGCTCTATACCTGCCAGCGCTGTTATCGAATGCGTGCAATGAATTTTGACTAGCGGGAGAGATGATTGTGAAAACCTACGAAGAACGACAACAGGAGCGCCGCGAATATGAGGCAGATGTTTCATACGAGGCTTGGCGACGCGGGATGAATCCTGATCGTGCCAGCGAGTGCGCCTCAGACTGCTATTACGACGGCAAGACTGCTAGCGAGTGCGTCGATGGTACGCAACGCGAGATTCGCCGCGAACGTGAAGCTAGAGAGATTCGGCAAATGGAGGAAGAAGAGTATTACCGCCAGATGCAGGAAGCGAACGAGTAACGATTTTCCTAGGGGAACGATGACCATGAACGCTGAACCAATCGATACACGCGGCGCTGGCGACACAGAGCCGTTGCTGCGCAAGCTCATCAAGCGCGACAGCTACGAAGATCCCATTGGCGGGATTGATGAGCAGGGCCGAAGTGTCGTGTATGAAGATTGGCGGCTAGATCGGTTTGTGAAAATGGTAGAGCCGCGCTCGGTTAAATCAGTAGGAAGTCAGATATGAGCGAATATTACCGAGTCCGCATTAGCGAGTACGAAAATGCGAGGGTGGCAGTTGCGCAAATGGCAATGGCGGTAGAAGCGATTAAGAGCGAGAACACTCGACTTCGTGCCGAAAACGAACGGCTGATGATTTGTGTTGAAAGACTAGCGGGTGCGCGAGTCCCGTCCGCTGCGAGTGATCGCCATGAGTAACGATGTAAAGCGAAAGGCACAATTGTTTGTCGATGGCTTCGAGAAAGGTCGTGAATACGAGTCGCGCCGATCAATAAAAAGCATGGCGTATGCGAGGAAGCGCATCGCCTATTTAGCCAGATGGCGGCGGATTGCGATAGACAGGCTGGCCCTCGGACCGAAATTAATTACTGAGATTGATAGAACTGCTCGCACATCGAACACGACTCATGGATAAATCATTGCTCACAATCTGGCTGCTAGGCCGCGAGCGTAGCGATGCTCTAAAGTGCAAAGCATGCAAGGGCCGTTGTGGTCTTTGGGATTGGGTACAAACACCGCTCAAGTGGAATCCAATGCGCCAACATCCGGGCAAGCGATGGCAGCGAAACGAACCACGATTCAAGCGCTACCGCGAGGCTGGAGTTGGAACGCTTCGGCAACGGTTGCGAGCTTTTCACAAATGAGTCAACAGCCAAACACTGCCGGAATGATCGGATGTCCATTGTGTTATCAGTGGTATAACGCAGAGTTCGCGCATTTATGCCAGCAAGCTAGAAGCGGTGCGACATACGGACCACAACCGCTTACCGCTGAAGAAGTCCGCAAGATCGTACGCGAAGAACTTGAACGAGCATTGTCCAAATCCAACACAGCTAACGAAGGTGAAACATGAACGTCGATCAATTGAAAGTCGATCCTGAAAAGGCTCGCGAGTTGTGGCAGAAATATCAAAGTCATCGCGTACACCAGACGCCGGCCGATGCGGAGATTGCAGCGATCTACAAGCGCATTGCGCAGGGCAAGACTGTCATTCGCGCGCTTGAATCCATTCGGGCGGCTGGCATGGGTACTGATGGATGCCCGAAGCTGGCCATTGCGCGCGCCGATACGACGCTTTGCTATTGGCGTCCGCGCCGAGGTAACTGTACGTTTGGCGAACGCTATCCGCGCTCTAATTCGCGCAAAAGCGTTGCCATGGATTGGCCCGGTCTCGATTCTGCAAAATGGGAAGCTGAAGCTTCGGTGCCGTTAATCCCGGTTCATTTGCGCCCGCGCCGAGGCTTGGAGAACTATCATATTTTATGGGAGGCCGAATGGAGCAAGCGCTACCCGGTCGATCCGTACTTGCTTCGGCGCTTTGGTGGCGATGCGTGGCTAGTAGTTGCTGCATGGGACTTGACCGATGTTGAGCGCGCTGTGATGTCGCAGCGGTTGACTTCGTAGCACTGCGGGAGAAAGTCAGAAATGATACCTGTAAAGCAAACCAAACTATGGCAGGCGGATGGGGCGCATGCTGGCAATTGTCTGGCAGCTTGCCTCGCATCGCTTCTTGATATTCCGCTATGGATGGTGCCCCCATTTGATGAAATGTTTGGCTCCTTCGCGATCATCAATCGCGTCAATGAATGGCTCGATCAATTCGCTAATCTGGAAATGGTGCAACTAGAAGGACATCAACTGGAAAGGCTTCCGGTGTTTTATATCGCAAGCGGGCAATCGCCGCGCGGGATTCTGCATGCAACAATCTATAGCGGCGGCCAACTAATCCATGATCCGCACCCCAGCGATGCCGGTCTTTCGACTGTGGAATTTACTAGGCATCTGCAAAAGATCATTGCGGACGAACCATTGCCCACATCGAATGGTGACCACAATGGCACTTAGTCGCGGCGAGCATGAAAACAAAGCGGAGTACGGCTGCACAAATTGCGCCTGGGCTGGCACTAATCCGCATAAGGAGTGCTATTGCCCTAACTGTGGGACTGAACTATTTCCGCCTGAATGGCTAGATAATTCGTTGGGCAGTGGATCAGTAATCGCATCGACAGCAGGTCAGAAACCGTGAAGCGATTTCAAGCCTCGATCATTCGTAGCATAGTGTTCCAGTTATTTCCGACGGTCGGTGCTGGATACCAAAGGCTCGGTTTCGTGCCATTCGCATCGAACGATCTTCTTGGCTATCGAGGTTACTTCACCTTACAGGTCTGCTGGCTTAATCGAGGTATTGCCTTTGATTGGTATTTTCTCATATCGCGATCACAGTTCAATGGAACTGATCGCCAATGAACGTAATCGACCTATATACGGATGCCATGACGCCTCGACAATTGGCTCTCAAGGCCAAGCATGGGACGCCTAGTGAGTTCGCTCGGGCATGCTATGCCGCCGTTCCTGGTTTCATCAGCATGGACGAAGCTGCCGCCGCTATCGCTAAGTATCAAACTGAATGGTGCTCTGACAGCAATGCAAATGGTTGAATTACGCCGCATCACCGATGTTCCTGTGACTTGCAAACTCTGTGACTGGCAAGGTGTTACTGGTGAGTGCTTGCCCGATGACGATGGAAAACTGCTATGCGGTCGATGCGCGAGTTATGATATTGAGATTCATCAGCTGCCGCACGAACTAGATCCACACAGCAGCGGAGCAAACAATGGATGATCCCGCTTTTTATTTAGGCTATCAAGCCGGTCGCAACGGGGAATCGTTTTATGCGAATCCCTTCGGCCTAGAGAAGCCATCTGACGATACGCGTAAGTGGGTCGATGGAATGGTGCAGGCGATTATCGAAGAGAAACTTGCCAGCAACGATCATGCTAACAACTGAGCAAATTAAAGACGTTTGCCCGGCAGTCTTTGGCACGCATGATTGGCATTGGTTTGAAACGCCGATTCTGCAAACATTTGTAGAGAAAACAGCGGAGCCTCTTTTCGATACCTATATGCGAATGTGCAAACGATGCAGCATGATTCAACACTTTGATGTCCCATCATCCAGCAACGAGTAAACTCAATGTGCAGCATTTTCCTAATTATCGATGACAATAATGAGACTGTTCGTTTCGCTGGATTTACCAAGGAAAGTTCGCCACCGCAATGTCCAAAGTGTCATCGTCTTTTTCCGCTCGCCAAGCCACTGAATCCTGGAAATAGATGGGTCGAAATCTTCTGCACCAGGGAAGATGAGCACGAACGAAATGGCGAGCACTGGCATCAGCACGGTGATATTCGTCTGTCATGGATAATTCCGAGTGATGCCGCTTGGATGGCCACCGTAGCGTGCGAAGTAACAAAAATAAAATGGTACACGCGGCTATGGTGGCTTGCATGTCGCATTGGTCAGTGGATTCGCCATGGGCGCTGGTATTCCAGCAGTGCGAGTAAGTCAAAGTGACCATGTTTGTTGATGATAGCCGAGAAAGTCAGTGACCAAAGAAGAATTCACTAGCGCCTATTGCAAGCAATACGGAATGGACATGGAGCGCCTATCGAGGACGCGAACCGCTTGTCCTTGCTACTGCGGTGAGGAAAACTGCAACGGTTGGGCCATGATCGCTAACGACATCGTTGATTTTCACATGGAAACGAATGGGCAGCCACCAACGCCACCAACTAACAATGGGAATCGCAATGAATAAAATCGGGTACGCAGTGACACCAGTTGGCGAGGTTGATCTCTGCTTTACGAGCGCTCCTGAGATACTTGGCGAAGGCTCTATCTATCAAATTTACACAAATAGGGCCGATGCCGAGCGTTTCTGCGCGGAGATTGAATTCTCGGATGCTGAGTATGAAGTAGTGGAAGTGACTATTAGCAGCGAAAACCATAGAGGCTAAGACATGCAGAAATTCCACAAAGGCGATCACGTAAAGATCGCCGACGATCTCGGCCCAACAATGCGGCATTTCACGGCCGGTGTCGAAGCGATTGTGATGGGTTCCTACCGAGACCAATACGGCGGAAGAAACACCAAAAGCTACACCCTTCACCTCAAGGGCGCCGGGGAAACCTCTTGGTATGAGGAATATCAGTTGACTCTCATTGAATCCGGGCGTGAAGATTTACTGAAGCAATGGGAAACTGCGCGCGATGCCGAGATTGCGACGAAGGCGGATAGGGATTGGATATTTGAACACGGAGATGAAGTTGTAAAATCTCCGTGTGGTGCAAGCCTAGCGACGTTGGGTCAGGATCTTGGTTGCAACAATCTATGGGGTGCCAACGGCGAGGGAATCACTTACTATCAGAATTCACTGATTGTGTGGACGGCTGCGAAGCCATTTCTAGAGACGAAAGACAAGGACGGATGGCTAAAGTATTGCGCTGAATTTCTGGCATCAAGCGCAAACCAAAGCGGCGAGTAAATTCTGTGCCAGCCAATCCGCAACATCACGAAGCCGCCTTCCACCGTGCACAGCAGGAATACAACCGCGCGTGCATCGAAGCGGCAATTGAACGCATCAAGTCTTTTAATCCTGAACGCGCAATCAACGACCATTTCAGTCAGCGAGAACGACAGGTGATTGAACTGCGAGTCAAAGGCGTTCCGTATCACTCGATTGCAAATCAGCTTGGCATACACGTTCGTGTTGTTGCTCACTATCTGGAACGGGCGCGGACTAAGATGGGCTTGTCAACCAATGAGCAGTTGCTTGAACTCGTGAGGCGATCACGATGAGTTACGCCTACGCCGAACGACTGCTGACGGATGATGAGACACGACAACTTGTGGAGTACCAACGACAGTTCGATAAGGACTTAGTGCACCGCGCCGAAGTGTTAGCGGTTCGGATTTTAATGCGGAGTGAAATTCGTCCGAGAGTGGTTGGGATGACGGACTTCAATGGCATCTTTGGAGTTGATTCTCCATGAGGCTTAAAGTTCGCCATCGTCGACCGCACGTGAAACAGCGACTCTGTTTTCATGGCTTCGCTCGCGTGCCGACCAATATCGTTCCTCAGCGTAATCCAGATGGCCACTGGATACGCGTCATTCGTTGGCAACATGCTGGAATGAACTACTCATTGGGATACAATCCTGATCGACTATTCGGTGAGAGACTTAGAAGTATTCGCCGTGCGCTATTACTATCGATGCAGTTTACGATTGAGCAGGCGACCGGAAGCCATCAATTGTATGTGGATGAAGTAAATGCGATGTTTGAAGGACGTGGACAAACGAGGCATTAACATGACTGATCCAGCCGCCCCTCAATCCAATTGGTGGCCGTTCCCGCCGCCAGTGCCTGGAATCTACAACATCAAACGAAACTACCGCAATAGCATTCATCGCTTAGACGCCTATTGGCCTGCAGTTACCGTCTCGCTGGTAAATACTGGGAAAGCGGAGATTATAATGCGTGTTCAGTTTCCTGGAGAATCGTCCAATCGGGTGATTGGCTTCATCTATAAGTCGGCATGGAGCGACTATGAATTTCAGTTCATCGGAACCGAAACATGGATACCGAAGATCCATGCCGATTCAGACATTGTGCTGCCGATCGCACACAGCATCGACGAAGCCATATACATCGTACGGCAGCAGCCGGAACTATGGCCGCAATTGAACGGCGTGCATGTGGAATATGTGGAGCAGGCTAACCGACCGCCTTCTTCAGCGCCAGCAACCGACGACGCTCCTTGATGTGCGCATCCTCCAGTTTCTTCAGTCTCTCGGATGGCGACTTACTGTAGAACAGTTTTTTCTTCGCAGCATCGGCGTCAAGCGCTTTCAGTTGTGCATCGATGTCGCTCACCACAGTCGCAGCCTTTGGTGAACTAATCTCATACACCGGCACTGTCGGATCGTCAGTCACGAGTTCACCTGTTTTTTTATCGAGAGTCGAGGGATTCTGCTTGACAGTATAGCCATCGCGTTTCAGTGCAGCATACACGCGCTGCTGTGCTTCTGATACGCTGAAGTCGCTCACCGGCTGCAGTCCCTTTGCCTCGCCTTCCTGAACCATGCGTTTGAGCATCGCTTGCCCGTATTGGTTGCCGCGGGCTTCTGGTTTGACTTGCGCGTACTTGATCTTCAGTTGTCCATTACCGGTTTCTTGCGCGATCATGGCGCCGACTGGCGACTCGATCACGTGCTCGCCGGCATCGTTGACGCTGTACTTCAAATCAGGCGGTGCGTTGCGCTTGTTGATATTCGACAGTATTTCACCCCACGGCTTGTGCGGAAGTAGTCCAGTACCGGATGTCGGCTGAGCCGCACGTTGTGCTAGGAGCGATTTCAAGTACCCAACGTTGTCAGTTGGCTCAGGCTCGTGCAGGTTTCGAATGAGGTCTTCAGCCGCAGTGCGGCCTTGCACTTCGACGGCTGTCGATTCACCAGGAACATTGATCTTGAAGTAGCCTGGTTGCGATCCAGGGGAAATCGTTGCTGTTGGTGCTGCACCACGTTCCTCCCCCGGCGCCAATCGAGCAAACCGTCCCGGTGGCGGGCGTGGTAGCGGTTCAGCGCGAGGCGGAAGCGGCGGCACGTTCTCGGGTGGATTAAATGGCACACCGCCAGGCTCATCAGTCGTGAGATCACTAGTCCGCGCGCGACCTGACTCCATCCGCGCACGCGGAGACATACCCGGCATGAACGACTCGGGATTGATGACGTTAGTCGGCGTGTACGGAATCGTCTCTATCGGCTTTGGTGCCGCTTCAGCCTGAGCACGGCGGATCGTACCTTGCAAGGTATCGCTGAGCGCACTCAAGGGTGGCTGCCTAGCGTTACCGACCTCGTGCAGTCCCATCTCCTGACGTGCGAAGTCCGTACCAGGATTGAGTTGTGTGGTGCCTTCCTCGCCGGCAATCATTCCCGGCGCAGGCAACCGCAGAATCGGTCGCTGCGCGGCTTGTGCCGCTTCAGCCTGAGATTGAGCGGTAGCTTGGCGTAGCGCAGCTAACTTGTTCTCGCGGTCGAAGTAACCAGACAGCTTTGGACTGGTGCGAATATCCGAAACGGGCGCACCCAGCGTATTCTGGTATGTATCGGACCCGAGTATTTTCCGGCCGACCGCAGTCAGCGGTGCCTTCACGGCATTGTAGAAGTTCTCGCCGCCGAGCGTTTTTGCTCCTTTGATGTCGGCGTACGTGAGCGGATGCTTTGTCACCCACGGAAAGTTTTCAGCGGTGTCGGCGATGATCTTGAGACCACCGCTCAACGGAACGCCACTCTGTTGCAATTTATTCAGCACGTGCGCATCGACTTGGCCGGCACGCGTCGCTGCGTCGACGTTATTGATCTTGGCTAATTGCGTGCGAGCCTCTTGGAAGCGCGATACTAAGCCAGGATCTTTGTCGCTGACTTGCCGTCCGAGTTCACCTTCCATCGCATCGGCGATGGCTCGATTGGCAACGCCGCGATCTTGCACGCCGACATCATCGCTTTGCATCTGCTTGCTAGCGCGTTGCCGTAGTGCGCTGATTGTCTTGACCGCATCAGGACCATCTAAAAATCCAGTGCGATACTTATCAACCTGCTTGGCGATGGTCTCGCGAATATCCGGCTCTAAGCCGCGGCGATTAGCGATGGCATCAAAATCAGTCTGCAAGTCAGGCGATGTTCTAAACGTCCCGGCCGTATCCCCAACTTCCTTGTAGACGGCGACATGCGGCTTAACAAGATCATCCAAGTGCTCTTGCGTGATGCGCTTCGTCTCTTTCGGTAATCCAATATCCTGCGCGGCGATCGATGTCGTATTCGCTTGGTTCGGTTCAATGTAGTCCTTGCGCAGTTCTCCGCTGCCGGAGAATTTTTCGATTTTCTTGCCGACTCCAACAGACGCATCTGGATCAACTTTTGCCACATCTGATGGCCGTAAATTGTAATTAGCGGCGCGCGCGACTTCGGTGGGAGTTTGCGCTGGAGCATTAGCCTTCGCTTCTGCTGCTGCGCGTGAGGCTGTTACTGCATCCTCCATCGCGCCCATACCGCGCAACCCGCCTTTCAGGCCGAGCGCTTGCACCGCTGCATCGGGAGCCGTTCGAACCGCTGCGCCGATCGTGGCTGCTATTTCAGGTGAGGCGCCCATCTTGGTCAGCGCATCAACCGTAGGCTCGGCCATTGCTTCTCCGGCCTTCCCAGGAAGTGCCATCACTTTACCAACGAGATTAGCTTGCGCCTGACCAGCATCGGAACGCGGTTGATATGTGAGTGCATTCTGTGTGGATTCCTGCACGGCCTTAGCTGCATCCACATCGCCGCGTGTAGCAGCAAGCGTTCCAAGAAAATTCAATCCACCAGCGAGTGCAGCAGGGATTCCAGTGCTGACATGGAGTGCCGCTTCGCCTAATCCAACAGTATTCTTAGCAAGATCAGCAGCTACTGAGTGCGGTGCCTGCTCAGCCGCAATCTGCCGCTGCAATTCCTCCTTCGTACCGTTGAATCCTTGCTTCTGGAATTCGGCGAAGTCGGCGTCGCTGAGCGGTGGAAGTACGGGGCCAACTTCCTGAAATGGTTGTGATGGATCGAACGCTGGCTTGCTACCAACGCTAGCATCCGTAACCTGGAACGGCTGACTAGGATCGAATTTTGGTTTGTCGGCCATCACTCATACTCACCAGTTGCATCGTTAAGTGTGTAGGTGTGTCCATTTTGAGTTACTGATTTTGGCTTACTACCTGGAACGGGTGGCGCAGTCGGTGCTCCAGGCTTGGCCGTGATCTTCTGTTTGATCAAATCATTCAGAGTAGTGCTCGGATTGGTTTGTTGGGCGCGTTGCAATCTCGTGATGTCGGAATGTTCGAATGGGACGGCTTGCTTCGTCATGTCGATGATCTTTTTGATCAATTCCTTTTGCGATGGCTGCACACGCGGATTCTCAAGACTTGGTTCCAGTCCCTTTTCAATGATCTGCCGCATTTCAGCGAGCTTACGCAACTTCGTCATCTGAGTATCGCCCTGACGAAGCTCTAGTTTACCGAACGACCCCATGAACGTATTCGATGGCACAAGACCAGCTGATTCGATAGAGGCTAAGTTGCGCTCGATACCAGGCAGCATCGTGTTGTAGTCCTGAACATCTTGAGAGGCGATCTCATTAGTGAGCGCGCCCTTCACGCTGGAAAAGAGGCTATGTCCAGGACTAGCACCAATACCAAGAACGCCAGTCGATGCTCCTACAGGCAGTTCGGTAATGTTTTTGATCGCAGCGACGGCTTGGTTGGCGCCACCGAGCACACGATTCAAAAATACCGCTTCGCGCGAACCCATCGGCGGTGCTGTCATGGGATCTTTCGGTCCACCCTTGATCGGCCGTAGTTGCCCTGGATTGTCTGGATCTTCTTCAAACCCAGACGGCGGCCGACTGCCAGTAACCCGAAACAACTCAGGATGTTCAGCCTGCTTTTTACGCAGCGCCGCCAGTGCAGTCAACGCATCCGCTGATGCCTGATTACGTGTGTTCGCAGAGTCCGATGTCGGCGTGCCGATCGTACGCAGCGATTCACCCATCAACTTGTCTTCCGCCGCGCGACGCGCTTGAATCATCTTTAGGCGATTCTGGACCATGCCTTGGTCGATGCCGCCCATGCCTTGCTGAAATTGCAGTGCCTGCGCATCACGCGCATCTTCCCAGTCGCTCTGGCGTTGACTGTTCTGACCGAGCGCAGTCGCCATACGCGCGAGCGGCTCGCCCGGTGAGTTGGTATACGTCGGTGCTCCCGCTGCTGCTGCCAATGCAAAATACTTTTGGCTCTGATCGAACTTCTTTGATAGCAGTCGATCACGCGCATCAGAGAGTACTTGTCGCGCTTCTTTCGCGCGCGTCTCGTACTCATCCATCTGATGCTGTTCTTCGGTATCGAGCCCATGCTTCCCCTTGTACAGATTAGCCAGCAACCCAGCAGCGACGGATCGCGCTTCGGGCGTGGTCGTCTGCAATCCCTTCAGTACTTCAAGCGGCGATTGGCCACTATCGCCACCATCGGCGCCGTCATCTTGTTCATCGGTGTCAGCCATGTTATGCCGCCTCCAGTATCGCCAATGCACCACGACGCGGCTCAGTGAACTCGCCGTCGACTACATCGGCTAGCTTCACGTGACCACCGCGCTTGAACCGCACGACAGGGCCACCGTACGCGTAGCGAATCACACCGCCGCGGGCTTTCTGGCTGGAGATGCCTGCGTAAATATCCGCGAGCGATGCCAATGAACTTAATGGCGATGCACCCAGTTGCATCTGATTGGTCATCGGGGATACCTGCGTCGAGGTCGTCGCCTTATCCGTCGGCACACCGTGAATGACGTTCGATAGCCAGTCAATCTGCCCCTTTGGGTAGTTGGTCTGATTCTGGAAGTCGTTGTATGCCAGGTCCAAATTCCCTTGATTCTGCTGCTGCTGCTGCTGCCCGATCGCCGCGAGCGATGCTGCATCTTTGATGCCCATCGACTGACCGACTTGTGAGAGTGCTCCCAAGTTCTGCGCAGACTGATTCTGGAGCGCGCCTTGCTGTAACCCCAGCGTTCCCAATTGCGTGCCAGTCGCCGCCGTACCTGCCGCCGCACTTTGGAGCGCATTGCGGTCCTGTTCGGTGAGATTTCCGGCAAGTGTTCCGAGCGATGCGAGCCGACCCGTATCCTGCCCGAATAGCTGTCCAGCCTGATTGTAGGCACCGGAGAGCGCACCAAGTGCCTGACCTTGAATACCTTCGGTTAGATCGCGCGCACCTGCATTGGCTGCCCGTTCGTGAGCGGAGGAACCATATTGGCCACTGCGCACGAACTGATCGTTGATGCCGGGCATCACGTTCGAGTTGTAGTTGCGCATCGCGAGTTGTGTCGCACGGTCGATCACGTTACCGACGTATGGGTCCATGTAGCTTTGCACGACACCCGGATTGTTGAACGTCTGTCCGGCTTGCGCGATGTAGGGCTGAGCTGCGTTCATGGTGGAATGCGACGGATCAAGCGACTGTTGGTACATGCTCGCCGCGCCCGTCAAATACGGCGTTGCAGCATTGAGTGCGCCCGCGCCCGTTGCGCCGCCCGCTAAGTTGATCGCATTATTGATACCAGGTTGAAACGCGCCGACATTCGAGCGCGTAGCATTGAATGCCGCCGTTTGATCGGGTGTGAAATCGGCAATGCGCGGGCCTTGGTACTGCTGATAGGGCTGATCGGCGATGGTGTTCGCCTTGGCGATCAAGCCTTGCGTGTAGTCGGAAAGCCATGCCGGAAGGTCGCTCGTAGTCTGACCGTAGGTCGTGACAGAGGGCGGAGAAACGCCATTGAACAAAAAATCACTCAAGGACATGATTATTTACCTCCCTTCAAATACGACAGCGGTGCTTTCGCATTGGGGCTGAACTTACCGCGTGAGAGTGACTTGCCCTTGTGCTTACGCAGTGCAGTGCGAAACTCATCGAGTTTCTTCGCGCCCGCATTCGATGAGCCGTCGCCGAGCATCGAGACCGTCTCGGCATCCATCACATACTCACCGTCGCTTAGGCGCGCTGGGATGTCATCCGAACGTCCCGTACCGGGGCCATTCACCGCATGCGAGCCTTCTGCAAACCCCCGAACGCGCGAGAGCGGGCCAGCATACTTGGGCGCCATGCCTGCGCCGATCATGCGATGTGGAGATGCCATCCGCATCGGTGTTCGTCCCGCGTTGTGAAGCATCGGACCCGGAATATGCGGCGTCAGGATACCGCCGCCGATGGCATACCCCTGCTCGGGCATGAGCGTATCGGGACCGCCAGAGTACTTCTTGGCATCTGTAGAGGATGAGTCGGTGTACCACAAATGCTCGGGTCGCGATCCATAGGTGTAGTAATCCACCGGAGCCATGTTTCGTGATCGACTCCAATCGGAGGTGGGTGCGATGTGCGAGGTAAACTCCGATGGCAGTGCGGGCGCTTGCGTCCCTTGCTGTCCTGCATTGTTGACGAGCTTGCCGACCGCATTCACACCACTGAGAATCTGCCCCCAGTTTTTCGGATTTTCGACGTAACTACCAATTTTGCTTAAGACACCTGCACTATTCGATCCAGCCGCAGGTGCCGCCGCCGTGATAGCCTGAACACCCGGTTCTGCACCGATGGTGGCTCCGGTTCCCGCCGTGTCATTCGCGGCATTGATGGCCGACTCCAATTCTGGATTGGACGTGGCCGCCGTGCTTCCGAATTTACTGCTGAGTGCGCCGAGCCCTTTGCCAGCGACATTGGTGAGTCCATTCGCGCCAAATAGGCCAGCAATCGTACCGATCACATCGTGTATCGTCTCGCTGCCCGCGACGCCTTTAACGCCACGTGCACGCGCGTTGTCATAGTTCTGCTGTGTAGGGCCACCCAACTGATTGATGATCGGGTCGTAGTTTGTGCCGGTCAGCTTGTTCGTGATCTTCGTCATCAAAGGATCGATCGCGCCGTACAGTAATCGCTGTGGATGCGACTTCAGCTGAGCAAAGACGTCACTCAGTTTGCTTTTCTCAAGGTCACTGAAGTTCTTCAGTTTGTCGTAGCCGGAACTGAGCGCACTGTCGGTCGCCTTAGCGATAGGATCAACCTTGTACACCACATTCTTTGCGTCCCCAATGGCATCGCTCAACCAACTGTAGTCTGGTAGCCCGGTGCGCGGATTCTTACCAGGCTTGCCCCACAGTTTTCCGAGCTCGCCAAGCTCCTTGGAACTCATGTGTACCAGGCGGTCATCACCACCGCGCCCAGCCGCTTTCACCTGAGTTGCCAGCGCCGCAAGACCACCGCGAGCAAAGCGCTGCGGAGTAGAAGATCGAACGGAAGTCATAGCTGCACCGCCTGATTAAATCGAGACGCCCATTCTTGCCAGTCGGCAAAGAGGAGCGGATTGGGAGGATTGTACTTGGTGAGTCCCGTAAAGTTGAGCGTTGCGATGGCCCACGGCTGCCAGTGATCGCCTTGCAAATACGGGACCGTTCCGAACTTGGATAGCTGTAACACCATTGCATCACACCAGCGCTTCATCGTGAGGCCACGGGGATCTATGTTCATGATGTGATCCTGCCGTCGCCCTTCTCGATGTGCGCGATGCAATTGCCCATTTGATAGTTGCCACCTGGCGTGTTGGACTCGAAGTAGAACGACATCAAACGCCGCGTTTCTTTGATTGGCACCGTCTGTTCGGCCGCATTGGTGGCCACATCGGGGAACGTAAATACCTCACCTTGGATAACAGGCGCGCGCGCATTCGACCGTCCATCGACGCGTACACTCATGTCGCCGACTTGCACGAAGTCAGGCTCAATTCGTGCGCAGCGCAGCGAGTCGGTCGCGGCCGGTTGCGATGTAAGCAGCGAATTCTCATGCGTCTGAAAAAACGACTTGATCGGATCGGTTGTTGAGCCATTCACGCTATCGACACCGGTTTCATGCTGCCACAGAGAATAGCCGGTGCCCGTGAGCACGAGGTCCGTCATGAACGGCTTGTCGTATACTTGCGCGAAGTAAGCGGCCGAGCGCCCCAGCGTTGGTAATGGGGTGTCGTACCATGTGCCGGTTGCGGGCTGCATCACAATCGCGTGATTACACTCGGTGGAGTCGCCCTTCGGAAAGCACCACCAGATTTCGCCGAACCGCGGCACTTTGAAGACGAAGACTTTCTGCCGATACGCCATGTTGACGTTATCGAAGAAAAAGTTCTTGTTCATGTCGTTCGGTATTTCCTGAACGACGCCGTTGAACATCATCCAGCGGTCGATGGCGATCCAGTAGAAAATTCCGTCGTACTCGATCACGCTCTGAGAGGAGAGGATTGAGATTTGCGCCGAGAGCGTGTCGAACGCAAAGGGGATCGGATTAGGGCCACCATCAGCGGTCGCGGAACTTGTGAACGTCGCACGAATCAAAGAATCGAGCGACCAGAGCAGTCCAGACGGGCCAGAACCCGAGCCGCGTAGTGGCAATCCGCGAACGATCTTGGAGCCGGTGATAAACGCCGAATCGCCCGGCGCCGACAACGGATCATTGATCGGCGAGACATCCACGCGACCATCGTTGCCGAATGCGAGCAGGTAAGGATTGAGTGCGAGAATGCCACCGCTCACCGCATCCATCGCGGATACGGTAAGCACGCCACCGGCAGTAATGTCGCCCACAAAGATATTCGTCTCAGTCGTATTGTCGATGTGCGTGAGATTCTGTCCCGCATGTGCAACCAACGACATCTTGCCGGAGGGGCCATCGTAGAAGTGTTCGAACTGCCAAAGGTTATCTGGGCTAGCGACGAAACCGGATGCTGGCGTGCGATCTGTTTGCGATGAGAATGTGCCCACCGAATTTAATTCAATCTGATTGAGCAACGACTCCGATCCCAAATGAATAAACTGCATGCCGTTCGCAGTGAACACATCCATGCCGTAAATCTTTTCGAGCAGCGATGAGGTGATGTTTCGATAGCCATACATCTTGCGCGGCAGTCCGCGTTGAAAGCGCACCCACTGACCATCCATGTAGTAGTCGCTATCGAACGTCGTGCCATCCCGCTTGATACCGGGGCGCGAACGGATTGGCGTAGGCTGGAGCGGCATTACGCGAAAATCTCCAGATATTGAACAGTGACGGTAAAGTCAGTGCCGGATTTTTTCGTCGCCCATACTTCGCCTTCAATGGAAATCAAGTATTCAGACGGTCCAGACGCGATTGGGTAGCCAGTCGCCGCAGTCACAGTGTTATCTCCACCGATAAATACTGCACCACCTTGAATATCGGCAAGCCCGCGAATGCGAAGTTCAGTACGCCCCGCACGCGCAGGCACAATCAACGTCGCCGTGTTCTGCGCGCTGAATGAAGTCTGTCCGCTGGCGGTTTGAGTCGTCACTTCTTATGTTCCGGTTATGCAGAAATTGAAATCCATATCCGCCAAGCCGATCGTATTGACAAACGTCTGCACACTAATTGATGTGGGGCTCGTTGCGATAGCAGCCACCGTATTATCAAGACCAAGCGGAATTCCTTGCGGAGTGCATTGCGTAAACGGCTTGTTGGCAAAGCCAGCCGCAGTTACATCTATGGTATAAGAGCCAGTCCCGGCATGTGTAACGCTAGTGACGCCGATGCTATTTGCTGCCAGCGCGTTTCCCTCAACCGCTCCCATTGCGGCTTTAAATCCAGTCAACGCCGTGACTACAAAGAACCCCTTCGTGCCGCCGCTATCGGTTCCGTAGTATTTGCTGTTACCGGGAGAGGCAGCATCGTTCACCAGCGACAATGTACGAGTAGCAGTAATATCGCCGCCACCTGTTAGCGAATTTGCAGTACTGATCGAGACTGCGGTGTGATCGACATTGCGCGTACTCGCCGTATCAAGTGCCACGTCATTCGCATTGACGGTAATACCGGTGCCTTGGCCGACGTCAAGAGTACGCGTAGCGGAAATGTCACCACCGCCCGTCAACCCAGCACCAGCAGTGATCGTCACCGTTGCATGATCTGTGTTTCGCGTACTCGCCGTATCAAGCGCCACGTCATTCGCATTGACGGTAATACCGGTGCCTTGGCCGACGTCAAATGTGCGATCAGCACTTAAGTCGCCGCCGCCAGTCAATCCAGCACCAGCAGTGAGCACACGAGTATCTGAAACACCCCCCAGGTTCGCGAGCGCAGTTGGAGCTGTCGTTGCCCCAGTGCCGCCTTGCGCGATACTGACCGGCGTCACAATCAAGATGGTCTCAGCATTGACGACATTGGTGCCGTCGCAGTAGAGGATCGTACGCTGAGTCTGCGGTATGGAAATACCGGTTATCTGAGCAGCCGTTTTAACGGACAGAGTAAACGCACCCGTCGTCTCGTTGTCCACCCAGTATTGCTGCACTGTATTTGGCACGATGACATTGCGATCACCGGTCAGTACGCCAGTGAACTTGTAGGCAATACGGTTGAGTTGTGCGCCGCTAAGCGTGTAGTCGCCCGTCCCGGCCACATTGATTGAGATAAAGTCGAACACTGAGTTGACTTGCTGACCCAAGCCAACGGTATGCAAATTCGTTCCATCGGAATAGATGAACGCTGACTGGTTCGGGCTGAAGTTAATCGACGCGCCATCGTCAATCGTTCCCGCCGCCGCAAGTAAATTCACCGTGCCGCTACCGGCGTTCTTCACGATGACAAACCAGTCCGTACCAACAACGGAAGGATCGGGAAGCGTCAACGTGCCCACGCCACCAGTCCACTCGATGACCTTCGCACGATCACCATCGACGATGGTGTAATCCGTGCTCTTAGCCGATGGCAGCATCGCTTCATTGAGCGTCGTCGTGACCGCCTTAAGACCGGCACCAGCCAACGCCCCGGCGTTTGCACTCGATGTGCCCGCACCCATCTGAAAGAGCTGCCACGTGCCGCCTGCAGTCGAGTTATCTTCGAGATAGATAAACCACGACAGTCCCGATGCCACTGTCATCAGTGTCGAGCCAGTCGAACTCTTAACCGAGAACGTATTCGATCCGACGTTGTTGAATACAACTGGATACCCAAGCGAGCCTTGCGTCGCATCCGGGAAGATCACCGATAGACCACCAGCAGACGCCGTGACTTCGATGATCGCTGCAACGACGTTCGTAGAGGTCGCTTGTTCAATCGGCCACTGCAACTGCACATCCGCAGTCATGGCGAGTTGAAGCAGAGATACTTGCGAAGGCAGGATCACATTGCCGCCGAACACGTTAGTAAAAGTAGGCATAGATCAATCCTTCTCTCTCGATGTGTTGCGGTCGGCAATGCGGCGCAAGTCTTGTGCGTCAAGGCTCGCTTTCGACGTCTCGTAGGCTTCTCTCCATACAGCGATGCGCGAGTCATTCTTCAGGAATGGCTCACACTCAAGCAGTGATCGGTAGAGCAGCGTCGTCGATGCCAAGTCCGTCAGCCAGTTCGTTTGATTCACATTGTCCAGGAACGGCGGTTGCTGATAAATATTCAGTTCCCACGGATAAGTAGTCACAGGAGTCGGCACGATCAGCCAGTGATAAAAGTCGTAATCCGCATAGAACTTCGGGATACCGGTCGCCGTTGCATCGGGCCAATACTGCCGGCAGTACTCATACGAGCGTGGATAGAGTTGCACGCGTTTATTGTTCGATGTGCCGACACCGAAGTTCATGCTCACGGTACTGCGCCAACGGTTCGGCTTTAAGTATGTCGGCGTGTTGATCACGAGCGACGAATTCAGATTCTCGATGAAGCCGAGTATCTTCATGTCCTGTGCAATCTCGCGCTCTGCGTTATTGATGAGGCGCGGCAACTGGTCGTATACCGTCGTGTCCTCCACGAAGCCGCGCTCAAGGTAACGCCGCAAGTCTTCTTGCAGAGAATTGAATGTCATCGCCGTAGACATTTACTTAGCCGTCCGTTGTTTTCGCAGCTGCCGCCGCGATAGCATCGTTAAGTCCCTTGATCGCCGCATCATCGGCAGACAGAAGCGGCGACCACTCATCCGGCGTCAACGTCTCTCGACCTTCAGATTGCGCCTTCGCAACGACAGCAGAAATTTCCTGCGCCTTCGCATACAGTGCGGTTGCGAGATTGATGGCCTCTAACACCGTGGTAATGGTTGCACTCATTTGGCACTCCTAGAATTCAGATACGTTTGCAGTTGAGTTAAAATGTTCGTCGCCAATTGCAACTTCGCCGTGGCGGTTGAGTAGTCACCCGTACCGGATGCCGCGCGTGCCGCATCAAGCAATGTTCTCGCTTGCTGAGCTAAGTCGGATACTTGCTGAGCATCCGAGACCGACAACGAGCCAGACTTAAGCGCTTGCGTCGCCGACGTCACGACAGCAGTATGCACGCCGTAGGCATAGGCGAGCGATTGATCGACGCTCTTTGCTGACGTAAGACCCAGCGATGAGCACCCAGCCAAGATAGCGATCAACGCTACCGAGAAAAACAATGTGAACTTCTGTTTCATAGAGACCTCTTAGATTCGACCCGCTGAATGCAAATACCCCAAAAGCAATGCTGCGCCAGCGGAAATGCTTGCTTCATCGCCAGCGGCAAAGTCTACGCCGAAGGCGTGACACACTCGTATGGTGATAACAGCGACGACACCGCCAACCGCAGTCCATACCGTATTGGGTGATGGCACCCAGCCTGGCTTGGGATCTGATCCAGAGCCAGTTTGATTTTCATCTGTCATGATTCAATTCCTCTCTAAGTAACTACATTCACCAATGATCGCCAGTTAGGCATCTGCAGGTGACAGCCTTCGATAAACGGCGAGTCAGGCGCACCGAACCACTCAAGGCCAGCGGACTGCCCTAACTCTCCCACCTTAGACCAAATCGGCCCAGGATTTTTCACATCGAACGTCCATAGCGGCTTACCGTGCACCATCGGCACGACGTCAAGCGCCATGCCGTAATTGTGAGCCGATGATCCGGGCTTCGCGTTCGTCACAATGTGTCCTGGCGCTGTTCTGCCTTGTGCATACAGTTCCGTTTGCTCAGCAAGACTGCGAAGCGTGCACGTGATGAGTACGTCGAGTCCGGCTGCTTTGCAACGATCTAGAAACGTCTGAGCCAACGGGCGTACGCGCGCATCGAGATCGTCTATAGAACGACTGCTCATTTAAACCAACTTACTAGCCAGTCTTTGAGTCGCTGCCATCGGCTTTTCTTTGGTGCTGCCGCCCTCACCACTACATCATCGTCATCTCTTGGCATGATAGGACTCCTCTAGTTTTTCAAGAATCACCGCTTTGTTTGTCGCCTCATCAACATGATTCTGAAGCACTCGCACATGAGCATCCACGTCGGCTTGCTGCCTTGTCGCAATGTAAACCGAGAACAACGATGTTGCCGCACAGATACCACACAAGGCCGCACACAAGGCAATCGCCGATACACTCTTACCCAAATCAATCTTGATCGTATTCGCACTACCGCCTTTCTCGGCGCGAGTGGAATCGCCGCTAACCGATTCAGACGAACTAAACGGCGGACGCATGGGCAACGGGCGCCCTTCATCATACGTTCCGGTTTCAGTGGATTGCGTCACGGATGCTTACCCAGAGACATGACCCAAATCACGGCACCACCGATTGCAGCGATGACGACCACGAGACCGCCGATGAACCTGATAAAGTTATTCGCACCTTCGAGTTGCTTCTTGACGCCAGCGCCGTCACTAGCCACGCCGGAGATCACCACATACTGACCTTCGATGCGCGCGAATCGCTCGCGGTCAAGCTGGTCATGCGCATCCTGCCAAGACTCCGAGAATCGCTGCGACGTTTCGATTCTCGCCACGCTCTCGGACATCTTGATACGCCACTGCACATCGTCATGGACGCTCTCTAGCATCTCCTTGGCGATGCGCTTCGCTTCAATCTCAAGTGCAGGTGGACGTGTGTTATCCATGTTAGGTGCGAGAGTATTGGTAGATAAGGTGATCGACGTTATTGGTGACGTAGACAAATCGGCCGTTTGGCGTAATTCCGATACCGAACTTTCCGCTACCAGATCCCACATCTGGAGGCACTAACGGAGTCAATGCACCAGCAGAGGTGTTAATTGAGTACTGCAGCAGCGGCTCAGCGGCGAAGTACACGTGGTTACTATCTGGACTTACAATCAATTCGTTAATGCCGACCGACCCTGGGGTCACTGTGGCAGGAGACAACACTGCTAACAATCCTGACGTGATTGAGTACTGCGTAATCGATGGCGAAGAACTGTTAACCACATAGAAGTACAGCCCATCAGGACTAATGCCCATCGAAACCGCACTATTGCCGGTAGTCGCAACCGTTGCAGGCGATAACGGCGACAGCAATCCAGACGCAATAGAGAATTGCCGTATCTGATTCGAGTTGCCTTCCGATACATAGGCGTACAAGCCGCTCGGATGCACGATGATTTCTTGTGCGTTGATTCCCGCAGTGACAGTCGCAGGCGATAACGGAGTCAATGTGCCGCCACCGCCAATTGCAAATTGAAAGACGGTGCTTGATCCAGAGGAATACAGATAGTTGCCGCTCGGATGCATCGCAAGTCCCGTCACGCCAGAGACAGCAGAAACCGTTGCGGGAGATAGAGGGGTCAGCGTACCACCGACCCCAACCGAGAATTGCGAGATCGTATTGCCAGCGCGGTTTGCCACGTAAGCAAAGTTGCCGTTCGGCGTCACCACAACATATCCAGGAATCGATCCCACGGCGACCGTTGCCGGCGAGAGCGGAGTCAGTTGGCCAGTGACGTCAATAGAGAACTGATTCACGCTGGCCGCGCTGAAATTCGTGGAGTAGAGGAAATTCCCCGTTGGATGCACAGCGACAGGACCGTAACTCGCTACACTTACCGTAGGAGGTGACAGCGGAACTAGCGGGCCTAAAAAGATGTAGGCGGACGTCACAGTCGGAGCAATCCCAGTGAGAGCCATGCCACCTACTGATGGTGCTCTCGATATCGCCACGTTTCTGATAGGCGCGCTACCAGCAAGCGCGAGAACCCCAGCACCCGGAACTCTCGCAGACGGTGCAGATATCGTTGGACTAGACCCGGTGATCGATAGCACTCCAGTATCTGGAGTAATCATTCCTGTGGTGATGAAGACTGTCGGCGAAACGCCAGCACTCAGAGGCGCGTCAGGACGCACGAACGGCAAAATAATCCGGTCATCCTGCAATGCAGGCAATCGGTACGGATCGAAGTCGTCTGAACAATGCTTGTGCACGCGCAAGCCGGGGATATTGCCGTCGGGGACTAAGTCTTCGAGCGGCGCTTTGAAGTGGCACCGGTCGCAGGTTCCAACTGCAATGACTGCCCTGCCTAAAGTATTAAGAAACTTTGGCATTGCGCATCTCTTTATTCGCTCTACGTGCTGAAATAGACAGCGCGTTAGCGCGGCGTCTGTTTTCCCTTACAGTAACGGCATATTCTGGATTCTTCATCCTTTCCTTGAAAGTAGACACTGCATTAGCGTTTCGCTTCGCAGCATCTTCGCTGCTAACCGTATCCCAATTCTTCCTTGAGGCACGCGAGCGAGATGCCCGATATTCTTGATCGAACTCGCTGTCAGACTCGCGCTTAAGTTTGTTATTTTTCTCTCTAAGATACTGGGCAACTGATCCCCTATACTCGTCTGGTATAGCAGCCAAAATCTCTCTGGTTGGCGCTCCAGCAAAAGCGCCAACATTGTATCCGTTAGGGAATCGCGACCCTTTACTTTCTATGTGAAATCGCTCTCTTTCTTCAAGGGAAGGCTTGAGGCATTGCTCAAGTATCTCAAAGGAAAAATTTACCCACCCATGCTCACGGATCGCTCTTTGAACAGGTGCTTCCTTCCCTCTCTTGGCGTCATGCTTGTGGCTATTTTTTCTACCCCGAATATCAACGCTCTGACCAACATATTGCCTACCATCCACCAGATTGGTGATGCAGTATATTCCGCAAAGTTTGTATTTGTAAGGCATCGTTATCTCGTGTACGGCGAGATATTCGGTGAGATATAGATCGGCCCCTTCGCGGCGATGCCACCCCATGCGAGCGTGAGCGCTTCCTGTGCCTTCGATGCGATGCGGTTGATGTCACCTTTGAAGTCCGGGTCTTCATCCGCCACATTCTCAGCAAGACACCACACGGCAGCGTTGTACCAGCGGTCCGGGATTTCCAATTCCATCGTCATGTCGCCGACGTCTTGAATGCGCATGTGTACTTGCGCTTCGATCAATTGGAAATTCGCCGCAGCGTTCGGCACCGGCCACAAGTTCATCACCGGAACCGTGCGCTGTACATCCTGCCAATACTGAACAGGACGGCCTTGAAACGCCTTGTTAGGCAAGTTGAAATAGTCATCCTTGTTTAGCGGAGCCATCGGGATCGATGCCGGAATGCCCGCGACATAGAACTCACATACCGAGAGCGTCGTGCCACCCGTCGCACGAATGCGCACATACTGGAACGTATCCGGTGGCGTCGTGATCGAATAATCGTTCCATATCCACGTGAGCGCCGTGACCGCCTCTAGCGTGAAGGTATCAACCGTGGTCCATGTCGAGCCATCACCCGATATCTCGTAGACGAAACTCCATGTGCCCGTCGCGAACGGCAAGAGACCGATCGTGTTGATATAGGTGGCATCGCCTAAGTTGACGGTGATTGAGCCATCAGTGGAAGTCTGTACGCACGCCGTGGTGAGATCCGAGTCGAATGCCGAATCAGCATCGCCTCCCGCATCCGTGCTATTGGTGCCGAGCAATCGCTGCATCTGCCGCAAGTTCGCATTCAGAACCTCGACGGTGCCAGTAAGCGCCGGAACTTGTCCTAGCCCCTGATAGAGCGGCAAGAGCTGCGTCTGAATCTTCCAGATCGGCACGCCCTTGCTCGCTTGCTCCATTAGCCACAGCCACAGGAGTTCAAGCGCAGAGTCGATCTTCTCTCCGCTGATTAACTCGGGTGGAATTTTGCAACGACGATACGCATGGTCGATGACCTGTTGCGTCGTAAACGTCGTCGCGCCTTCAGTGCCGGATGTTGCCACGAGCCCCTCATCGGTTCGTATTTCATGGTGTCAGCAAGCCGTGCGGCAAGCTCATGGCTAAAAGTGTTCGTATCATGCCTGCTCTACAGCAGGGCTTCAAGCGATCAGCATTTGATCATCGGTTTCGAGTTGAAACGGCCAAAGCCAACACGACCGCCACGCGCACCGCCCGCCGCAGCAATTGCCGCATCGAGTTTAGACTTGCGATCTTGCATGGCTTGCCCAGCCTTGGCGGCTGCACCGCTACCCAAGGCAGACGGATCGGGTTTCTTCGGCGGCGGTGTTTCGACTTTACCGCCATCGGCTTTGTGCATATGACGCATGGTCTCCGCAAGTACGGCACGCTTGCGCATGGTCGGGTTGTTCGAATGCGTCGCCTTCTCCAATTTCTTTGCAGGGATCGGCTGACCCTGCTTCGCATGCAATGCCGCACGCAGCGCACCGGGATGCTTAATTGCACCTTGAATGAAATTCTTCGGTGCACCACCTTTCGCAAAGCCAGACCGCAGCGGTGTCTTGCCGCCATACTCCCTGTCGAATTCGGTGACAGGATCGGCTCTCATGACAGCTGCATTCCCTACCGTACCACCCTTTGCTAAGCGCACACGCGGAGCGCCGCGCGTGAATCCCTTCACATGCTGCACTTTGCCGGTTGAGCCCGTGAATCCATGCTGTGACGTGAACTTAGGTTCACCGTAGACGGGACCGCGGCCTGTGGGTTTAAAACCTTTCATGATGCCTACCTCAATCAAAATTAAGGAACTTGAACAGCCGTCACATTCGTCGGTGCCTGCGGCGCGGGATTCACCGTGATCGATATCTGTTGCGACACATTCGGCGCCGTGATCGTCACGACTGCCGTGCTCGTGCGCGTTGACTCGATGTTGCCGGAATTAAATGCCGTCATCTGAAACCCATACGCACCGGGAGCCAAGCCCGTGAGTGTCGTCGTCGTCAGTAGCGGGCCAGGACTTGCAACCTTACTAAACGCGCCGCTGTTGAATTGCTGATAGATATTGAATCCAGTCAGATCGGTGAGTGTGCTTCCATCGGTATTCTTGGTTGGTGCCGTCCAGTTAATCTGCGCGTTGCCCGTCGTCCAGCTGCAATTCAGTACGAAGGTTGTCGATGCTGTGATCGCTGGGATAAGCTGGGAACCAGAGGGCGCTTTCGTTCCTGTCCATCCACCGGATGCCACGCATGAGCTTGCAACTGGCGACGTCGACCAAGTCAGTGTCGGCGATACGCTTCCGTTCCCGCTCACTAGATCGGCGTTAAGCGTGACCGTGTTGGCCGCCAATGCGGGAAGCGACATGAACGTGAAAAGCAGAACCGCAACGAGTGCTCGCATGTGCAAAAACATCTTCATAATTTAACCCTCAACTGATGAACCTTCTACGGAGTGTATACCTGACCCTTCAACAGATGAACCTTCCACACCGCCTCCTGTTATGCCGCCGCCCTGACCAGCTGGAGCATACCCTGTTAGGACCAAAGAACCCGCGCCGGGAACAATAAAGCCTAAAATGTTAGCCGCATTCCCGGTAAGCACCAAGGCTCCCGATAAGGGGGTGATGGTGATCGCCATGTTAATGCTCGCAGCGTATCCAGTGAGAGTTAAAGATCCGACTGACGGGCTGATGGACAATTGTTGATTCACGATCGGCGCTATCCCGGACAGCGTCAGCGCACCAGTTGCCGGCGCAATTGCCGCTACCGTACTGACCGTAGGCGCAACGCCAGTAAGCACCAAAGCACCAGTGACTGGTGATATCGAATACGATGTCATCACTCCAGGGCTAAGTCCGGTGATGGATAGTGCTCCAGGCAATGGAGTGATGGTTCCTGGCACAGTGACGATGACTGTGGCCGTCCCGCCTGTTAGGGACAAGGCTCCGACCAATGGAGTGATGGGCGTATTTCCGACTTGCGATACGACTGCCGCTATTCCGGTTAACGTCAGCGATCCGGCCGTAGGAATTCTTGCCGCATCCTGCGTCACAGATGGGGCGAGTCCATCGAACACAAGTGAGCCAGTGACGGGAGCGGGCTCAGTCAATTGCTGAATAGGTTGCTGCCCTACAAGCGTGAGTGCTCCAGCAGAAGGCGTAGAATTTAATTGCTGAGTGACCGATGCTGAGCCACCAGAGAAGGCCAATGAGCCGACAGTCGGTGTGATATTTGGATTCGGCTGCGTGACGGTTGGAGTCGATCCAGACAATGCAAGCGATCCAGCAGCGGGCGAGATAGTCAATTGCTGAGTAACCGACGCAGCGATGCCGGCCAATGTGAGCGCAGCGACACTGGCGATTCGGCTGAAGTCAGTGCTCCGGGAAGCAGTCGTACCTGATATTGAGAGCGAGCCCACTGCGGGCGTAATAGATACGCCAGACGTCGCTTCCTTAAAGGTCGCGATCCAACTCACCGCCTCTGTCACTGCCGCATCGGTGAAGCTAGATTGGAAGGTCCCCGTGGCGGAAACGATTTTGCTTGCGCTAGTACACGTGACACCAACGGTGCTACTGAGATCATCGACCGTCGCAAAGCTGTTCCCCCAGGTCGGAGAAGTCGCGCTGCTTCGATTATCGAACTGAAACGCTAAGATGGCTTCATTCGCTTGCGCAGTCGTGCCAGTGGTCCCCGAAGTGAATGGACTGGCTGAATCGTCATTGGCTGCCGCCGATTGATCGAAGCTTGCCGCCGCAGCACCGGTAATGCGCACCGCGATAATGGAGCTAATATCGCCGGCATTCGTTGTGGTCGCGGTAAACGTATGTCCCGCGCCACCTGCCGCATTCGAGAAGTAGTACAGCGTACCGGTGACACCAAACGCCGTGACGTTGCTTTGAATCTTGATCCAACTCGCCGCCGCATTGCCTTTGTTATCGGAAATCGGATTGGCCGTATACGTGCCGGTTGTTGCCGCAAAGACAACAAAGGTGTCACCCGTCGTCGTAGTCGTACTATTCGTGACGGCTGTCGCGCTGCCAGAGGTATTCTCTTTCGAGCCTGCGCTGGTGACTGCAATAGCCATTAGCTAGTCACCACGCTATAGTTTTTCCACCCGACGTTGTTTGACTGACCGTTGCCGTCATCTCCGCCGATACCGGGATTGCCAGTGACGTAAGGTGCGATGCCGCTGATCGCAGTGGAGTCGTTTGCCTGCGCAATCAAGGTTCCATTCTGCTTAAGCGTGAGTGTCGACAGCGTTGCATCGCCCGTGATGGCGGCCACAAAGACGTCACCATTACTCAAGGTAAGTCCTGTGCCATCAGTGCCATTGGTAAACGGCAAGATGGTGATGTCACCGATATCCCCTTTCCATTTGACGATGATGACCGAGTTGGTCGCAAACGAAATGTCGAACTCGTAAGTAAAAATCTGAGTACTGTTGAACGACGTCCGTACATGCAGCTCCACTTCCGTCGACCCACCAGAACCGGCAACAAATAGCGTCGCAGTGATCGTCTGATTCTTCTGATAGCCGGTGCCCGTGAGGCGCGAAATACTATCGTTGAAGCTAGACGCACCAGAACTTCCGACCGCGCCGACATTGGCGATCGATTGCATGGGATGCGTCCAAACGCCAGGCGCGCAACTTTCCCACTTCCCGCCACTACTTAGCGGATTCTCAGTGGCAGTGAAATTATCAGTATACGAAGAACCTGATGCTGTCACGGTTGCGGCGCTTCCAGCGATAGACAATCCACCGACGAGTGGCACCCTACTATTCCCGATTAAGGGAGCGATAGGACTAAGGGAAAGCGCTCCTGCTCCGGGCACTCGGAGCGAATCCCTTACTAGCCCACTCGAATAATAGATCGACCACGCCACAGCTCCTACGCCAGGGTAAAGACCCCAGTGGCAGCGGGCGAGATAGTCAGCGTATTACCGCTGGCAATCGTAAACGCCGCTGTCGATAGCGTACAAAAGCACAGTACCTTACCCGCGCCAGCGCCCGTCGAATTGCGAATCAACCCATAACGGATGTTGTTGAGCGCAGCACCGGAAGCCGTGAACACGAGCCCAGCCGTCGTATAAGTAAACTTATACTGCTTAGCGCTGGCACCGACTGTCCACTGTGCGGTTGCGGGAACTAGGTTTCGACCACCGGTCGCATAACCACCCGTGGCAGAAATTTCTGCTGGGATGGAGGCGAACGTCGATCGCGTCGACAAAACAAGGATCGCCGCAGACGCTGACGTTCTGTGCAGGGACATCTTGAAGACACCCGCACCCAAAGTGATCGTCCCTGCTCCGATAAGCTTCTTAGCCTTAGCGTAAATCTTCCAAGTACCTGCAGCCATTTTAAACCACCTCTACTGTTGAAACATCCAAATCCGACAAAGACGCACCCGTGTTCAATATATGAGCAATCAATCCATCGCCGTACACTTCGATCTCGATCTCATCACCGAGAAACTTAATCAGGTCCATGAACTCTTGCGCTTGCGACACCATCCACGGATGACACTTAAACACTCTACCGCCGCAGGTCACGTCGATGACCATCGCGCCATCGTTCTCTGGTTGTTTGTACGCATGATGCGCATCGTCGCTCAGGCATGAGTCGAAGCCATACAGATGAAATTTCCTGAATCCAAGCATACGAAGCAGTGGGATAGCTCGCAGCATGACGCTTGATCCACCGGGGATGGCGTGGTAAATCTCATACCGAGCGTTTAGTTCCTCGCGTGCATTCTCCATTGTGGTATGCCACAGCAGAGTGCGATCATGCGGCAATCCTTTCATCACTTCTGGATGAACTTGACTTGCCATCAAGTATTTGCATTCAGGAACCACGGGGCTGACGAAGCGCTTATTAAACTCACGCGCGTCGACCATGATCTGCGCCGAGGGAGTGAGTCCGCGATCTAAACACCAATTGTAGGTGCCGTTGGTCGTGATGAGTTTAACGCCTTCACTTCGATGCGCCTTGATCGCTTCTTCAAATCCCGACAGACTCGGACCACCGCCAAGGATCATAACCTCCGTATCGTTGGTCAAATGCGGGGCCACTTGATTCCATGCCAAGTCGGGGCCAGCCGCATCCACCGCGATATTCGCGCGGACGTTATTCAGGATTTCATCCTCAGTCGTATTCAGTGCACCCGCATTGACGAAGCTTTCGCCGGACTGCCACGCCGTCACATAGAACAGGCAGTGAGTGCCTTCGTCGCGCGACCAATGGACAACGCAATCTAAGTCTTGCAGCTTCTTGAGCCACCAGCTGTACGGATGCACGGACAGGTGCAACGGCTGGCCTATCAGTACGCCGAGACTGTCTTCCTGGCAACTGATCTGAAAAAATACATGCTGAGAAGCCAGCAGAATGTTTTTCAGCACGACATCGACTTCCGCTGGTGGAAGGTGCTCCATAACATCGGTGCAATACCCGTAACTCGCAGTGTAAGGGCACGGCTTGTTTAGATCGTGCGAAGTAAACCGCAGCGCATGCGCCTGAGTCTGAAGCGCCTCGCGAACTTCTGGATCAAGACAGTTCTCAGCGAAATCGAGCATCTCGACGCGCAGGCCACCGAACAGCGCGAGCATCAATGCGCCGCGGCCGGTGCCGGTTCCAAAGTCTATGATCGACGATCCAGCCTTGGGTTGCGCTTGCGATAAGAACAGCGGTGCCGCGCCTTCGCCCGGCGCCACGCCACGGTACGCAGCATGATTCCACATCTGCTCATACTTGGCTTGCTCGATGGTTCTAACCTTCACCACTGGCGCAAACCCGGTACACCCAACATCTGTCAAACCCAGCATTATTCGCTCCTAGACTGCGTTGAAATTTTCATCCGAAGATGCCCGACTGAACTACACGCAAGACCACGGTGCCGGTGCCAGAGTTATTCAGCACGCGCACCGCCGTCACGGGGGAGATGAGCGTGCCAATTGCCGATGCCGTCTTCGCCGTGAGATCCGAATGCGATGTCCACGTGAGCGCATCAAGCGATGTCGTCACGTTGATATCATCGCCGGTGTACTGCACGGTCGCGTTCGCAGTGCCGGTAATCTCCAGAAACAGCGATACGTTGAACGGTGTGAGGTACAAATCGAGCGGCACCACCGCAGACGATCCGGAAGCCGCATTACCTGCCGACGTATTAGTGCCCACCGCGCCCGACGCCGCGATGCTCGTTATCGTCGCGTACGTGTTAACTGACGTGACTGTATTGTTGTTCGGTCCCGCCAAGACTTCCGAGACACTGATGCCGCGATAGTCCGTGCCGGTGATCGTGAAATTGACAGCACTGATGTTGCCGGTCGATGTAAGTGTAATTTGACCAGGCGATACCAATGTCGCCACACCCCCAGAGGCTAGCGCACCCGTGATCGTCAAGTTCGCGGCACCTGGCGTAGTTTGCGCAAGCGAAATGGAATTTGTCACCGCTGCCGTCAGCGTGCGCGTGATCGTAACTGGACGCATTCGATATCTCCCATGATGCGGAGAGCAGGACTAGCCTACCCTCCGCCAACCAATTACGTCGGATTGACAGCAATACCAGTCGTACCAGCAGTCGGCGCACCGCCGTCTACCCAGCATTGAGCGCGCGACGTCGCATCAGTGCCAAACTCGGTAATACCAACCAAGGTTGGATTCTTGAACACGATGCCACCACCTGCAGATGCAGCGAGTGTCGACAATCCCGACATCGTCGTTGCGCCAGAACTTGCCGCATTGAGGAACGTGCAGTCCTCAAATAGTTGGAACCGATCCATTGATGCCGCACCAGAGGCAATGATACCGAGCGGCGACGATGCCGACGCGTAGAACGGCAGTACACACTTTCGGAAGATATTCCGTGGCGTTCCGCCCTTAAACTCGATCGATGCATTCGCCGCGCCGCGCGAGACGGTATCGAGACCGATGACGCAATGCTCGAAGAGGTTCTCACCGCTGCCGGCAAGCCCGATCACCAATGATCGTGAACCCGCGTCCGCCGCAGAAGCAGCATCACCCATTCCACCAAATTGAACATTCCCATAATAATTGCGGGAGCCCTCATCGATCCAGCAGCGCTGAGCCGTTGTGCCGGTCGTGAATCCATCGAATGTCGAGAAGTTCATGAATGCACAGCCACTTGCCGTGACGTTCACAAAGTCAGCAAAAGCAGTCACACCAGCCGTCGGCGCAATGCGTGCGCGCTGCGCAATCATGGCGGGTGCTGTGATGCCGATAAGATGCGTGGCGTTCTTGCTCCACGTCAGCGTCGATGACAGTCGGCACGTCGCTGACGTGCCGCCGTTGCCGACGATGAACACAACGTCGTTGTTGCCAGCAGTGCAACGAGCAAGCGCACCAGAGAGCGTTGACAATGGCTGATCCGGCGTACCCGCATTACCATCGGCTCCAATCAGCGGATTCACATAAAAATAGTTGCCAGTGAACGGGAGCATTCCGGGCGTGACAACCGCGCCAAAAGAAGTAATGCCGTTCGGGAAATTCGTCGTAGTCATGTGCGTAAACCTCAGTCACCGGATTACATAGGCCCGGTGGCTAAAAATAGCGCCCCTTTACGTCGGGGCGCAAAACGGAGATAACAACTACAATTGATCCTTACAAACCAGCTGTTCCAAAAACTGCGCGCGGGTCTGTCCATCCCTCCCGATAACGCTCGGTCGACTTGTAGCGCATCGAGTCTGTGTCAAAATCGCCTTCCATGCTGCGCTCCAGTCCGCGACGCTTCATGAGCTTCAAGCCTTCTGGCGCATCGGTCTGCACAAACCACGACGTGGTCGACGTGATGCGCGATAGATTCGCCTGACCTTTTGCCAAGAGACCCATCGACTTCACAGGATTGATGTCGTTGTTCGCGGCACCGGCACGCAACGGCGTCTTGAGCAGCACTTCCGCTTGGAACACGTTCGACGGACCGGTGACGATCTGAGTCGGTGTTAAGCGAATGCGCTTGTTATTGTTGTCGACCGCATTGCGGACTTGAATCAACATTTGCTCAAGCGATGTTTGCGACAGAGCCGCAGGCGTCGTCAGTACGTTGCTGAACACACCGCCGGTTGCGATCGGATGAGAGGCGTTACACAGCGAGACGTTATCGCCGCCGACGTACGAGCCGTTGAACGCACGGTTCATCACGTTAGCGCACAGCGTTTCCTTGGTCTCGATCATCGACTGCGCCAAATGGCGCGAGTACACCTGACCGATGCGGATGTGATCGCCGTCTTCGATGAGTACCTTGGTCATCGCAAACGCGAGACCATACACACCATAGACGTAACGCTTGATAAAGAGCACGCCACCCGACTGATAGGTGACAGGCAAACCGTCCGGCAATTCCGGTGCGGCACCCATTCCGTAGAGCACGGGTTCTTCGTGGTAGTTTCGGGGAATGCCGGTTTCCTCGCGGAAAACCTGCTGCCATTCATCCGCTCGTTGTTCATAGATACCATCGAACTCCTCGTTCATGATGGGCTCGACAATCGAGCGGAAATCAGTACTGCGCATTGGATTAGACATTGAAATAACTCCTGAGTTTTAGGCTCACCGTTAGGCGTAGGCGACTTGGTCGGCCACGTCTTGGTGTTCGCTGATTTGAACCTGAACAATGGTGTAGGTATCGCCCCAATCATTGTCAGGACCCGGAGTGAGCCCAACGATCCGCAACCCTGCGCTTCCTGAAGTAGTAATCGTGCCCGTCGCGAGAGCTACGCTCGACAATCCCGTTGTCGTATTTCCAGACGAGGTTGTGTTGGTGCTCCAATCGGCTTGATTGCCGAGATTGGTAAGACCTAAGCTGCCGTCAGCTTGGATCTCGTAAGTGATCCACGGATCTTTCGTGAAATATGCCCTGATGTTGGTAGCCGCGAGACTTGCCGGCCACATATTGGACACCACGCGCGGCCCCGTGGCAGTCAGTTGATACTCAACACCTTGGAACGCGCCTTGAATGCGCGAACCTGCGGCACCGAGAATGAGAGTACCGTCAGTCGTGATCGCGACCGGCGAATTCATGTAGATGTTGCTGGCATAGCCAGAGGCCACCGTTCCATTAGTCGGACGGATAGTGCCGGACTGATGGAAAGCGGGACGCAATCCGAATGGAGCGTTAACCGAACTCATTGAGATGAACTCCTGCAAAGGGGTAATCGTTACCCCCGCAGGCCATCACGCGATCGACACAGCGAACTATTTAGTTCGTGAGTCCTTCAAACGATGGCTTGCGAGGCGTGTAAGAGCCCATCGCCGCCATTCCATCTTCTACGAGTACTTTGCCTTTGTCGCCGGACGCTTGATTGCGAATTTGATCCAATGTCGCCTTGATCTTGCCTTCTTCCGCAAGCGGCTGATTGTGATGTGCTTCGGTCATGTAGAGACTGTACAAACGCAACGGCAGCTTGGCCCCCACCATCTCGTTGATTCCGATGCAGCCTGCATACTCGCCAGTCTTGAGCGATGAATGTTCCCAACCGGGAACCTCCACCGACTTCAATAACTGGTAGCCGAGCATTAAGCGGCCGTGAATCGAATCGCGCGGATTGGTTGTCGTGAGCCAGCAGCAGTGATACCCAGGTAGATTCGGTAATGTCGGTAACGAACTCTGGAACAGAGTCATTCGAAACAATTCCAGGCGTTCAGCGTCGGTGATTTCCCGCTCATCGTGCTCACGTTCGGATGAGAGTCGGTCTGAATCGTCACGAGCATACTGAGCGTCGCCAATGACACGCTCTTGATACCCTTCAGATTCTGTCGGCTCTACATCTTCCACTTGCGCGATCAACGGATCACCCATCACTGGGTCTACGCCTCGTCCTATGCGTTCATCGGTTTCTACAAACTGATTTCGGTTCTTACTCATGGTCTCACGTACTCATACAGTGCGTCGTTCAATGTCGTGCCGCCGCGCTCTCGCGGTCGGCTTCTGCGTATCGCGCCAGTAATCTCGCGCGCTTCTTCGGGTCTTCCCATGCGCCAGCAGCCACCATCGCCGCTTTGCGTTCAGGAGACACGTACACTTCGTTGCGGCCGAGTCGGCGCCCATTGCCATTGGCAGTGCCAGAACTCGATGCCATGCGCGGACCCGAACTACGCACAGTGGTAGTCGTGTCCGCTTCTTGATTTGGTTTCGCTCGCGTCTTGAACCGGTGCGGCAATTGATCGCGCACACGGTCTTCCAATTCTTCCCAATACTCGGTGGTCTCCGGATTAAATCCTTCCTCGGTGACGGCATTGTCGATCGCTTGCACGATCAGCGAATCTTGATCCTTGCCCTTCGGGTCGTACCACTTGAGCTTTTGCGCGAACGCTACTGCTTGCGTAATCACTGTAGGCGATATCTGCGCACCGCTGACTTGACCGCCTTGCGCAGCCTGCGTCTCTTGCGCCGAATGCTCCTGACCCTGCCGGCGTTGCTGCTCGGCACGCTGGAGCGCGAATTCAATCTGCCGCTTTTGATCGCGCAGTTGATACTGAATCTCGGTGACTTCCGCCACCCCATCGCCATCGCCTGCTTTGACGCAGGTCGACATCGTGTCTTTGGCTTGTAGCAATTGCGAATTGATTTGCGCGAGCTTGTCGCTGAGCCCGGTGACGTCGTAGTTGAAATTACGACCTTCGATGGCCGCAATGCGCTCCATCATGACCTGACGGTCGGCCTGCAACTGCTCGATCAGCTTATCTTTTGCCTGACCCGTACCGCGGCGCTTGGCATTACGCGCTTGACGTTCTTTCTTACGACGCGCGCGGCGTTCTTCAACGGTCTCGCCTTCGACCTCGTCGTCGCTCTCGCTGTGGCCGACGCGTTCATCCTCATCGACTTCGCCGCTAGCATCCGCACCGGCCTCATCAGCCTCCGCGTCCGCCGCTTGATTGATCGGCTTGCCGTTGTCGTCGGTCTCGACAACGACTAACTCGTTCTCGGCCTCCTTGTCGGCGCCGTCTTTGTCATCGGCCTGATTAGCATCAGACCCGTTCTTGACCTTTTCAACCACAGTGATGGACTCCTGCCTTAAACGAACGCAATCGCCGCGAGCGGATCGGGAACGATGCCGCCCAACTCTAAATCTTTCTGCACGATGAACTGTACGACGCCGTCGCCATACGGAACTTCGAAGCGCTCGGCACCGCCGAACTTCGGTACGCGCACATAGTCGCCGCGCTTAACCCACGCGCCCTCCGGCCATTCCTGACCGGTGTTGCGATTCTTAAAAGCGAGCGGACCGTAAGAAAGAACCTTCGCGACTTGCGTATTGGCTTGAATGGTCGCGATGACTTCATCTGGAAGGACGAAGTTCGACTTGCCGACCGTGCGCTTGGCGACGCGAATTTGCATCAGCACGAGCGAGCCGAGCGGGAGGTAATTCGGATCGACTTTCGGAAACGCTTCTTCAAGCGTCTGATTGATCGCCGCAATCGGCGCGAAACTCGCGCTGGGCGAACCCTTCAGCGGATTAGCGGCTGCTAATTGTCTTGCCAAACCAACCGATTCAATTCTGCTCATACACCATCCGCGTACGGGTTATTCGACTGCACTATCGGCGAGGGTTTCTTGCCGTCCACTTCATCTTGCAACGAAGCAAGGACCGCGAGCGACTTCTCAAGTCCCTGCGCGAATCCAGACTGAAAACCATACTCAAACGAATCTCGCTGCTTCGGAACTAACACCGACTCGAGCGCTTGATCGATCTGAGCCTGCTTGACAGCCGCAATGAACTTTTCAATATCCACAGGCTACCAACAGGTTATGCACACGTTATACACAGAGATATCCACGTGTCAAGCCTACGGACCCGGCTTCTTGCTATTCACTGGAGGGCCAGCCGGAAATTTTCCGGTGCGTGCGTACTCCTGATGCTGACGCAACGGGCCGCTCGCGGGACTGCTCTTGCTCGGATTGTCGGATTTCTTCGCCATACATCACCTCAAGGTTGAAATTTCATTGCAGCCAATGCCGCTTTCGATTGCCGCTCATGTCGCTCGATCCACATCATCGCCTCATCAAGCTTCGTTTGCGCAATCGACAGTTCACGCGATGTCGATGCGCCAAATCTACCAATCGACGAAGTTAAGCCCGACGCGCGCGATGCAACCGTATCAACAGTGACACTGTTATTGGGTTGAGTTGACATTGGAATTGCGCTCGGCGCGTCGGTGTTCGGTGGAGCAGTTGCCTGCTCTGAAGTGGCGGTCTGTTTCGGTGGCTCATCCGCCAACACCAACCCGTTCGCACTCATGCGCTCGCCGGTCATCGTGTTGAACGTCTCACCAATTTTATTCACGAAGGTATCTTTCGCATGACTCCACTCGAACCCATCGGGGATCGCCAATTTACGATGGGCATGCGTTGCGCCTTCGCTTGCTGAATTGCTCACTTCACTCTCCTGGGTTAATGCCGGTGCCAGTCGATACCGTAGATCGATGACCCGTCAGTGTTTCTGCTGTTGAGATGGCCATTGCCGTGTCGTTGTCGGCGGTGTTGATTTCTAACTTGGTTTGATTATCGAGCGCAGCGCGCTGCATGTCGCCCTGCTCCTTCATTTGCGCGACATCCACATCGACAGCACGATCCGCCTGCTTGTTCTTATCGTCGCGCTGCCCATCGATCGCGCGCAACTGCAATTCCTTCATGCGCTGCGCCACGTCGGCGGACTTGATCTGTGCTTGCCCATGCTGCCTCGTCTGCTCTAAAGCCTGCTGATTCTTTCCACGGAGAGTCTCGACCGCCGTCGCCGCCTGCACAGCGGGATCTTGCGGCTGCATCGACTGCTGCAACTGCTGAACCATCTGGAACGCCTTGGCGATGATTGGCGGCAGACTCTTGAATGCTTCCGCCGCCTCATCGATAGCCAAGCCCGACGCCACCGCCATGACCTTATCGACCTCACGCCGCGTGTCGGCGTCCTTGAATTTCAGCATCTCCGCGAAGTCCTGATCCACCGCTGAACTTGCATGCTCATACACGCGAGACGCATACCACAGCGTCATGTGCTCAATCAAATGCTGCAAGATCGCCGGTATAAACTTGCCCATCACCATCGGCATCATCCCAAAGAACGGCGATTGCATGTAGTCCAAGTGTGCTTGGATGTGCGCTAAGTGATCCTGCTCCGGGAATGCCGAGATCGGACGACCCAAGGTCGCCGCGACGTTCTCATTCACGGCGTTCAGTTCATGCGGCTTGGTCTGCGGTGCGAGCAGTTTCTCTGGATGCGCGATCTTAAGCCGCTCCAAGAGCAGCATCTCGACCTCGCGCGCGTTGTACAATTCCGGGTGCGCATCAGACCGCTGTGACACAACCTGTATTTGCGCAAACCGCTGTACCTCACTGAAAATACGCGGATCGGCGACCGGGATCACATCCATCGGCCCTTGGTAGTCCTCACGCATCGCGAGCAGTTCGCCCGTCTCGTCGAATATCTGCTTGTCCGTCACATACATCTTGTTGATGCGATGAAGCACGAGCAACGTGCGCTCCATCGCCGAATACAGTCTCCCGTGGATCGCCGATAACACGGCCATGCCCTGTTCGATCAGCGCGAGTGTCGTACCGACCGGCATGTTCGGATGCTGCTCGGCTAAGTCCTCGAACGTCGTGCGCACCACATCCTTGCCGGCATCGACCAAGAATCCGAGCAACTGATACAGCACCGTCGACGTCGGGTTGTACGGGATCGCCATAATCAACTTGCGGATGTCATCGGCGCCGGGACCGCCTTCGAGTTCCGTCACTTGCATCGGCTGCGGCGAAACGCTTTGTCCGCCCTGCACACTGCCCTTCAATTTCAGCATCGCCGGGAAGTTGTTCACATGCGCCGAGTCAAGCAGCGCACGCAGCGCACCAGTCGCCGCCGCGGGCAAGCCCGCCATCATCTGCGGCAGTCCTATCGCCATCGCACCGCGCCACGGCACGAACGGCCACTCAACCACCCACGCCATCGGCTCAATCAGCTTGTCGTCTTTCTCCCAGTTGCGCACGATGCCGAGCACCTTCTTGGTCATCGAGCACAGGCGCACGATGTATGGCCGCACTTCGTCATCGGCCTCGTCATCGAACTCCGAGAAATCCTGCATGATCTCGACTTCGTACATGCGCCGCACGCCGTCTTTGTTGTATACGTCGTCGTCTTTGCCTTCGACGCGGTCAGTCGCTTTTTGCGCCAGCGTTTTCTCTGGCGGCATGCTACCGACACCAAGCACGCGATCTTCCGTGTAGATTTCATCGCGTACGCGCTTATCGAATTCCATCCGCGTGATGTCTTCGATGAACGTGCGCCGCTCAGCCGAATAAAAATCCGCTGCCGCTGCCGGAATGATCATGAAGTCAACCGGGACGAACGACGCCTCCGGACGCTTCTTGCCGGGATTCCATACCCAGCGCTGATACTGCACACCGCCTAGCGGCACTTGCGTGAGCAATTGCTCAAGCGTCGCGCGAAACTCGGGAATCTGGCGCGTGAGCTGCCAGTTCATATGCTTGGTCTTGCGCCGCGCCTTCGCTAACCGCTCCTTCGTCGGATCACCCGGAATAAAATCCTTAGCCGGCCCACCGGGCGGCATAATTTCTTTGATCGCGCGCGCTTCGAAGTCCACGCACGCTTGCGTGAGCATCGGATGCACTGTCTTGCTCGCGCCTTGAAAACTTGCGCCACCCGGCGCATCGCCGCCCATGCCAGTGCGGCGGATACCGTCCTCGTACTGCTTATCGCGCGGCTCGCGCGCCTTGATGTCGTACTCGATGGACTCGCACAGGTCCGATGCGAACGACCCGAGAAACGACTGCGTGAACGCCGTATTACCCAGCAGTAGGTTATCGTAGAACGAGGAGTCGCCCTCCGTTGCTTCGTCCTCGCCGGTCTTGACGATAGCTCCACCATCCGGCGTGTCCTCGACATCGGTACGCTCCGGCTCTAACTCCAGCACATCACCGAGTTCGGATTGCGACTCGTCAGCAGCGTTCGGTGTGTCAGCCATTACGATGCTACTCCCACGAATATCTTGCAGAAATTAGCCACGTACGGAAACTCACGCAGCGCGCACACCGGACACCGTGCTGCAACCAATGCTTGCGTGCCGATGGTCTTCGCCGCGAGCGAACTTAAACCGTGCGAGATTTTCAGGAGAATGTCCGGTGTCGCATGCATGCCGAGCGTCTCGATCAACTCGCCGTGATGGTCATCGCATAACTGGATTGCGAACTTCTCAGGATCGTCGCTGAATTCGGTGCGTACGTCGGCGTCGATGATGGCGTGTAGCTCGGCGTTCATGCTGTCGCCTCACCAATCGGCTCGCGAGCATACCATCCGATGTCCTGCAGAAATTCCACACCAATCGAATGGGGCTCGCAGCCCTCCATCGTTACCTGACTCAATTTTCCGCGCGGATCATCCATTGCTATTCGAGCGCGAATTCGCAATGACTTGTATTCTCCCACCGGATTGATTCCGCCATGTTCGAAGTTGAACCCCGAATGGTGGACGTATTCTTCAAGCTGTATCTTCTCCACCTTCCGCCAGAACAATCGACGTCGATCTTGCGTGAGATGCTGCGGGCCATTCCAATCCAGCACCGCACCGTATACTGCCTTGCATAGCAGTGCCTCTGCGTGCTCAAACGGCAAACCAATTTGAAACGAGATGACGTAGTACGGAAACTCTGCAACCTGATCTCCGCTAATCAGAACATGCCGGTCACGCCGATCGCCTATCTCGCAGTGACACAGCTTCTCAATCGCTGCGATGAGCGACGGCACATCAATTACATCAGGCCACGCAACTCGGCTCGCATCGTCGATGTCGACGCCCTTGTCGTACACGTACATTACGCTGCCCCCTTCGGCGAGTCCTGCGGCGTCTCGCTCATCGCGTCGCCGTGCTTAAATTCTTCTTGCATATCGATGGTGAGACTCGCCACGTGCATACACAGCGTCGACATCTTCATGTTGGAATAGTCCGTCGCGAACGTGCCGTCGTCCCACTCGATGGAGATGCATACCGACTTCACGCGGCCTTGCTGCGCCTTGTCAAGCGTACGCGAGAGCGATGTGACCGCATCGATGCGCACGCCCGGAAGCGTCGCGATCTTGCGTTGCTTGTTCCAGTCGTTACCCATCGACGTGCATCGAACTATTCTGCATATGGATTCACTGACCCCGGCTGCTGCGACCGACTAGAGACTCTCGTGCGGTCGGAATCTACTACATGCGAGCCCTTCTCGCTAGTGAGGGACTTCATGAAGTTGTCCTTCACATACCGCAATGCCTGCGTCGCCGCGTCGACGTCGTCGTCATACTCGATACTCCCCGACCCCCTGAACGTGCACAATGCCTCGCGAACCGGTTCCGCCCAATTGCGGACCTTGCCCGGATGCACATTACTCTCGACCATCCACACCCGGCCGTGGGCGAACAGCGGCGACACCAAGTGCAGGCGCATCAGCTTGTCTTCGCGCCCCGGATTGTACGGATGCGTTAAGATGTTCTCCGATGCCAGTTGCTGACGCAGTGATATACCCGAGCCCTTGTCTTCGATGATGGTCAAGTCGATGGCCTTTCCTTGGTGTCCGATCGGCGGCCCCTTCGGCAAGATCAGTGGCCGGAACATCGGCTCATCCGTTGCGCCGTACGTCGTCTTGATTTCCTTCTTGACGCGGCTCACTAACTGCGGAAACGACAAAAAGTCTCGCCACGCATCCAAGAGCATCACGTGATACTCGCGACCCACGACGAACACACCCCAGACCTGCATCACCGACTGGTCTGGATGATGCGTCTTCTTGTCCGACGTGCGCTCAGTGAACGCCGTGTCTAAGCTCGCAATCACAAACCTAAGCGTCGGCAACGGCTTGTTTGCCGGCCATAGCTTGATCTGCGAGTTCGGAATAATCCCGTCGTCTTCGGCTTCCAGAATCTCGCCGTGCAACTCTTGCCGACCTAGCTTCGTGCCCTCGTACTGCGCAATTTCCTCCCAGTACACATCCGATAAGTTCGCACGATTCTCGTACGATGAGCCGCGCACGATCACCGAATGTTTTGCCGCCATCAGCCGCTTAATGATCTTGTTGGTCTTCGGCGTCGTCGTCCACAGAAAGCGCGGATGCTCACCTAACCGCAACCCGAACCGCATCATGTCAAGCGTATCGATCGGATTCTCCCACGACGCAGTCTCATCTCCCCAACAGTTATGATGCTGCGGGCCGCGTAACTTCGACGGCGTCTCACTGCTGAATCCGCGTATTTTCGCGCCGTTGAACAGCGTCACTAAGTGATCGCTGCGGTTGTAGTCGTCGAGCAACTCAGGCGGTGACAATGTAACTAGCCCGGTAGGACCTTCAAGCAGCGTATGGCGCACATCGGATAACGACGGCGCAATAATCCCGTTGAATGAACCCGGTTGAGTGCCGGCAGTTTCAACGATCCAGTGCGAGCCGGTCTGCGTCTTACCAAAGCCGCGACCCGAGAGAATCCCCCAGTTATTCCACGGCCCGAGCGGCGGCAACTGTTTCGGGCGCGCTATCTCGCGCCATTCGAGCGACCATTCGAGAAGCCTTAACTCTTTGTCGGATAGGCCATCGATCTCAGCGCGGAGTGCAGGGTTCTCGGTGTAGTGAGTGTCGATGACGGACACACGCTACGCTCCCGGCAACGTCGTACGCTCACCGAGCGCAGCGGCAAGGATCGCGCGGATAGTGAACTTGAGTATGGTGCGCTTGATGTAGGCGCGGGCTTGCGCGGCATCGCTAGTGCTGACAACCTTGGCGCTCAATGCTTCACCGCGCCGTTGGGCTTCGTCGCTGTAAATACGCCGTCGACAACCTGCGCCTCACGCTGTGTCTTTTCCGTGATCTTGGCGAGCACGCGACTGACCGTGTCGCGGCGCACATCGCCCGGCACCGTCGTTACTGTCACGTCGGTCTGCTTCAAGTCCGGCATGGTCTTGGCGAGTGCGATGCGAATACCCAGGAGAGCGACTTGCGCCGCGGCGATCTGCATCTTGGTCATTGGTTCGCTGCCTGCCGCGCAGTCGCTGAGTTGATCGGTTAGCTTAACGAGGTTGTCGACTTGCTTTGCGCAGTCCAGGCGCGCGCGCATGCTATCAACAAAGGCACTGTCGAGATATTGCGGACGGAGGCGCGTCGCTGCAGCTGGGGGCGTATCGGCCACGGCCAGCGGATCGATAACCGCAAGTAAATCATCGCTCATACTGCGAGAGTAGAGCGGCGGACGTTGTCAAGTCAAATTTAGCGATGCTGCTTACGCTCAGCGCGTAGCCGCTCCGTCTCGCGCAGCGTTAGACCGCCCACTGACTGGAACTTGATCCCCAATAGTCGACGCTTGAGTGTAAACACGAGGCAACCTGGCATCCCCGCGACATACGCGCGTCGGTTTATCTCCACGATATCGAGCGGCTCAGGACACGTGAGCAAGTACGATCGCACGAAGTGAAGCCACGGTCTCGCGCGTTGCTCAATGCGTAGCCAGACGTTCGCGCCCTCCGGCTGCAGTATCCAGCGCTCGCCGTCCGCATCGACCACGCGGAACGCATCGCCATTCACAGCTTGCCGGTAGGCTTCAGACCGCGCTGCATGTGCGGCGAAGTCGGTCACGCTCGCCACGGTTGGCGAACCATGCGCGGCACCGGTGGAGCTCGTTCACTGGATGACGGCAACGGCGCCGACATGATCGCCGCAATGTCCGCGCGGAACTTAAGCCTAGCGGCGAGCTCCTTAGCGCTCGGTGGCCTGGGACTCGGCAGAGTCTCGGCTAGCCACTTGCTCTTGCGCAACTCGCTTAGGCAGTACATGGGCGCGTCGTCCGTTCGTTGTAGGCCATCCAGTCGGCGAGTGACGGCGTGCCGTGGCGATAGCGCGCGCGCGCATTGAACAGCGCTTGCTCTACGTTAAGTTGGGCGCGCCTTTGCCAATCGATTACGGCCCCGACAAGCGAAGCCGAAACGATACCGAGCGGCTGCGTACTCTCCACATCCGTCGACCCCATCATGCTCAGCAATTCGTCAATATCACTCATAGTTTGAAACCTCAATGATTGGCAATCTCCATCGTTAAGAAATTCTTACCGCTGGCCATGCGGCGACAACTTAGCACACGGCCGTAGGATGCACCCAAGTCGCACATGTCGCGGGCACTCATGCGAGACCATAGCGACGGATGCACGACAACCAGCGCGGGCCGATCTAGGCGCGGCGCCTCGGATCGCATAACGACCAATTCGTGCACGTTGCTAACCATCACGATACCCTCCCAAAATCAATACGGACTCGTTACAGACGACTTAAAGCTGACCCATTGTCGGGTAGCGGGTCGATATACATCGCGTTACAGCACCTCACAGGCTCAATGCTGGCTAGATCGCCGCTGGCGACTCAGGACCGAAAACCATCCCGGACGATGCCAGAATACAGGATGATTACCAGTTGTCAACGCTTATCGTGTGGTGCGCCGCACCATTCGGCGTACAGCGCTGCAGCGTCCTGCGAGGCGATCCACTCCGGGTCCAGCGCGATCAGGGTTGCGTAGTCGTGCGCCCCGAGTCGCGGACGTAGCCAGCGGAAAAAATCCTTCGCATCACGCTTGCGATACTTGCGGCTACTGCGCGGAGCAGATACCGCGGTGTAAGTTAATTTCCACAGCGCCGAATTAATAGCCCATTTTTTGTTGGTCGACATACTTCCCCCGATTTACTAATCGCTTTTACAGCATAAAAACCCGTGTACATCTGATTCTATTCTGTTTTCTAGATACCACATATAACCGTAAGTTATCAAAAACCATTCTCTTATAACCATTTTTCCATTTGTTGTGAATGTTGTATGCGCCTGCGAGGTAAATATCTGCAAGCGCTAATACGATAGAAATAAGTTAAAACTCGCCCTATGTTCTTTTCTTATCTCGCAGCCGCATACAACAAGTGTCCACTAAGCTATCTAAATTCTAGGATACGTTGTAGATGTTGTACTGAGTAATATGATGTTGTAATTGTTGTACTACGGACTAATAGATACCGGTCACTTAACATAAGTAGAATTGTAGTAATTGTTGCGAAAGTTGTTGACTTGCGACCGGTCACAGATTAGAGTAGCGGCACGGTAAACGAACCGGTAACGGGAACTCGAAAATGTCACTAGTAAATGCACTACCAACGAAGGCCGACACCGATGCAATGGAGTCACTTATCGATCGCGTTGGAATGTATGAAACGCTTAGCCTAGTCGCCGCGATTTGCGGTGAGAAAGCGGCCCATATTCGGGAAAACTGGCAAGACGACAGCGCGGCTAAATGGTGGGACAAATTAGGCGCGGCATTGACGGAATTGGACGACTTAGCTAGCACCGTGAGCTAGCCCGACACATCAGAAAAACTTAACTGACACAACGAGAGGCGCATCATGATTACCCTACCCGCTGCAACCATCAAAGGCCTACTACGCATCGCACCGAAAGCGGAAGCGCGCTATTACTTAAACGGAATCTACTTCGACCCGAAGGGCTACGCCGTCGTGACGGATGGCAAAATGATCCTCGCCGTGAAGTGCGAGAAGTTCGCCCCATCGGCCGACACGTCGGTAGGGGCGGAAGGCTTCATTGTTCCACGCGATGTGCTGGCGGCGGCGATAAAGGGCGTGAAGCCAAGAATGGTAGTTACTGTTACTCGATCCAATGTGAGCGTTGACCATATGGAGCTCGCCTACACGCCGATCGACGGCCGTTTTCCCGATTGGCGCCGCGCTGTGCCCACGGCCTGCACGGGCGAAGTCGCACACTACGACTCGCAGTTAACCGACGTCCTGCGCGAAGCCTTCGAAGATATCGACGCGCCGTCGAAGGTCCGCGCGTATGTATCAATCGCGATGAATGGCACGAGGGGCGGCGTCGTTCGGACTGGTCCTGATAAGCTGGCCGTCGTGATGCCATTCCGCGTGTCTGAGTTCGACGCGGCGGCGCATGTGGCTAAGTTCTTGGGGATAGAGGCGCCCGCACAGAGTGAGGTCGACACGGCGACGGCGTAGGGGAAGGCGGGAAGACAGACAACCACTAACGAGGTGCAATTATGAGCAACACGAAACGAAAAGACGAAGACCACGGCCTACAGAACGCCCTTGCAGGCTACGACAATATCCGCGAGATGGTCGCGGCGATGGAGTGCGACTACGAGCGGCTGCAGGAACTGCGCGAGATGAAGGCGGACGGCGATACCATCATGGACGCGGACGAAGCCCAGGAACTGACCGACCTAGAGTCCGCCGCAGGCGACTGCGAAGACCAGGACGCAGCGCGCGAGCGGATATCCGAGGACGCATTAGAAGTCTGCATCCGCTCTGGCTGGTACGCTCCAGGTGGCGATGCGACGCCATCTGAGTTCTACATTCTACTGACCACGGGTGGGCCTGCATTGCGCTTACGTGGCGAGCTAAACCAGCACAGCGAGCCGTCGCGCGCGTGGCTTGAGTATCAGGATTGGAGCACGCCGTGGACGCAGTTGGTTAATGACAGTGCGGGCGCACAGGTAGATCAAGACGTGCTACTCACGTATGCCGGCTGCTTCTACTTCGGTGAGGGGTAAATGGGCACCGATGCCGCCACCCGCAAACGTACCGAGCGCGCCCGCCGCAAAGCGCTTGGACTCGTGCGGGTGGAGATATGGATAGACCCCTCGCAGCTTGCGAGGCTTAGGCGGTATGTGGAGGTGTTGAAACGAGCGGCGATAGCAGCAGAGAACGGCCACGATTGACCCTAGAGGTCATAGGGTCATAACCACGGGAGTAACGAGCCATGATTAGCGACGTACTGAGAGAAGCCGCACAGCAGATCCTTGACTACCTAGTCAGGCAGCCAGAGGTGTATAGCGAGTGCACGAAGGAGATACAGGACGTGCTGATGGCAATGGATCGGCTGATGGCAGTGCTAGATGCGCCACCCGATGGTAAGCCGTGGAACAGATCGGCTAGTGCAGTCATTGATCGCGCGATGGTTTCGGCGCGGGACTCAGCAGAGAGACAGACGCTAGCCGTCTCCTTTCCCGCCTTGCTCGCGCCGCTCCGCCGCCGATAATTCAATCCGCGCGCGGCTCTCGGCGCGGGCCATGCGCTCGATCTTCGCTCGATCCTGAAATGCAATGTGCACCTCCGGGTTGACGTCCCATCGTACCGGCAGGTTCGAGCGCTTGTTGATTCTGGCGGTCGGGTGCGGCCGTACCCAGCCGTAATCCTCTAGCCGTATCCAGATGCTACGATGTGCGCCGTCGCCTAGCGTGTTGAAATGCTTGTATCGCTGCGAGACCTCGCGCGTCGTGATCTCCATTGCGTTGGTCGCGAGAATGTGGCCGGCGATCCAACCGACGTGCTGCAGTAAGTCATTCTGCCCGAGCATCTCGCCGTAGAATTGATAGGCATGCGGATACAAGCACGACTCCATGAGTTCACAGACATGCATCGCCGTTTCGGCCTCAATGAACGTCGGCGGCGTGCGGCCGGCGTGGTCGATCATATGGTAAGTGCACATCAGCCGCGCAAAGAGCCCAGACCACTTACCCAAGTAACCGGCCATGCCGCGGGGGAGCTCAGTCGCCGCGGCGCGATCGATCGTCGCCGTGAACATCCTGCGCACTTCCTGCGCTTCCGGCGCCAGCCGGTAGACTTCCATCTCACCACGGACGCGCATCTCGCGCAGCTGATAGAGAATCTTGTGATAGTCGGCGATGAGCTCGGCGTTCGGCGTGCGGTCGATATCCGTGCCGGCGCGCGTGCCGATCACTACCATGAAGCGCTGGAGTAGGCCGTCGTTATCGAGCTTACTTGCGATGCTGCGGAAAATATCAGGCTGGATGCCGCCTAGCAGGCACGCCGACCAGTTCGGGACGAAGATATGGCCGCGGGTTACGCGGTCGATCCGCTGGGGTCCGCCGTTGTAGGCTTCAAGCCAGAGTGCGCGGTCCTTGCTACCGCCTTTGCTGTAGACGTCGAGACTGCCGAACCAGCCAGAGAGTTCATCGGGCGCGCAGAGTAAGCCTTGGGGATTATCCTTGAGAATGTCCGAGAGTGCTTCGACGGTGGCATTCTGTGTGAGCACGCGCGGACTCGCCGGCCGTTCAGGCGGCGGCGGTTTGTCCTTACCGCGTAGCGCCGCATGGGCGGCGAGTTCCTCCTCATGCTCGCGCATGACATCGGCGTATTGTGCGGCCAGCTTAGCGTCGATCTTGCGCACCGGCGACATGGCAGACCGCATGCCTGGGGACTTCTTAGTGCTTGGGTCACCTACAATGGCGCCCCAGAGTCGCGCGGATTCGGTCCAGGTTGTGTCATGTTCCTTCGGCTGCACCCGGAATCCGTCATCGATGACGCTCGCAGCACAGACCAAAGCTGAGAGACCCACTACTGACGCATCGCAGCCGATCAAGTCGCACTGCTCGGCGACATATTCGCGAAAGCGCGGCGGTAGGCAGGTAATGCGCATCGGCACCACCGGGCGCGCAGTCCATAGATCGATCGGCGGCTCCCATCGTAATTCGTCGTCGACGTTCAGGCGCTCGCTTGGCGCATAGGCGGCGCGCGCCATGTCGCTCAGCACTCCGTGCGGCGCCTCCGGTGGATCGTCATCGATGGGCGCGTCACTCGGCGCATCCCACTCCATCGTAGGGTCCGGTTCGAATTCTTGAGCGGTCAAGATGCGGATACGACTGCGGGCATAGGCCACAATCTGCGCCGAAGTCATGCCGGCCGCTTGCGCTGAAAATGGCTCGATCGATTCGCCCCCCTGCGGTTCGATCACGCGAACGCTGCAGCCTAGGCGCAAAAGCTCCGTGACTACCGCCAGATGTGGCCACCGCTCTTTGCGCACCGACGCCCACACATCAACACGACGTCCGGCTAGCGAGCGCAGTGCACCGTTCGTGATCGGCTCACCGCCCGCGGAGTCGAAGTAGTCGGCAGTCGCCCAACTGCCAACTAAATACGCCGGCAGTAATGCGCGCGCGGCACCGATGGCCGCAGGACCGCAGACAAGCAGCACCGGATGATTCGGCTGAGCGGTCAGCGTCTCGGATGTGGGGAGCAGATTAGTCATGCGGCATTGCCGCAGAGACTAAGCGCTCTCGATAGCGGTCCGACGGCTCGCGATTCACCCACGCCGCATACTCATCACTCGCGAGCCACTTACGGTAGTCGCCAATCGACTCGATACGGATATCGAGCCATGCTGGCAGCGGCTCTGGATTGCTGGGTAGTGCGGCCTTCATTTGCCGCCCATCCCAAAGCGCTCAATTGCATCGCGCAAGTCAGGGTAAGACGGATAGTCGCCAAGTTCGGCGCCACGCGCATTGACTGCATGAATACACCAGGCTTTGAATTGATTGCGTGCGCGACGATTGGAATGCGATCGCGGTTTGAGCGTCAACGTCGGACGGACGTATTTCGATGGTGCAGAATCGATTGACTTCGTAGACACAGTCTTCCCCTGTACTTCCCGACGTTGCTGTTAAAGAGAGGGCGGACCAAACGAGAAACGGTCATCTCGCGCGGGAAGATCGCGATAGCCCAGTCGTGAAATCTAATGGAGTAGCAGCGAAGTTACAAGCGAAACCAGAGATAGACAGCGATCAGCAGTGCAGCTCCGACCACCGACCAGAAAATGATACCGGACATCGCGCGGAATTCGTCGTCTTGGCACTGCGGACAGTCGCCATGCTCATCACGCTGCGCATAGGGATGAAGGCCATCGTCTTCGCTGTTGTTCATTGTGGCAACTCCATAACTTCGAAAGTTGGTGAGCGGTTCATCTTCATGGAGGAGGCGCGCGCATTGATTGGGTCTTCCCGTTAAACTGCTCATCGCTGCGGTCTCGGCTTGAACTGCACAATGGTCGCCGCCTCTGGTGGATGACTGGCGGCGCGAATCTCAGCCGACAAAACTCCCAGCCGTAACGTCGCGCGCTTAAACCGCAATGCCATCGCGATGCGCATCCATATTTCACGGTCTTCAAAGGATCGCAAATCCGGCAAGTCTCTAGCACGCCGCACTGCGATCGTATCGCGCGCTACCGTGCCGCCGCGTGACAGCCATACATCGAACCACTGGCGACACTGGTTGTGATCGTAGCTAAATGCAGCAGACGGTTGGGGGCGTGGCCCATACGGATATTTCGGACGAAAGTGTTTTCCAGTCATGGTCTGCTCACCCAGGTTTCAAGCCATCGTTGGCGCTCGCGCGCAATCGTATACTCGCGCAACAGTTGGCGTAGATACTTCGTTCGGCGACGGCGTTTGACACTCATGGCAGTTATCCGGCCCTATCATATAGCCACCAGAAGAACCACCCGACAAGCCCTAGCGCTGCAAGAATGATCACGATATTCGCCACGACCACATACCACGGTGGCCCATCATGGCCGGGACGGTCAGCCGATACCACTGAGTTGTAGGGAAGTGGCGGCGCAATCCCTGCAGCGGCAGGCGCAGTCGCCACAATGATCGGTTGCTGTTGCGGGCGATCAAGTGCCCACATCCAGAACCAGAAGCCAGGACCACTATTATAACTCGTGTCGTAATGATGCACGACGGTAGTCGGCTGAGCATAAGTAGAGACCCGGCCCACCGGGGCCGTCGTAATCGGCGCACTGGGTTTAAATGTTTCCGATGAGTAAGGCTTCGACTTAGGCGTAGGCGATGAGTACGACGGAGAACTATAAGTAGATGGCTTGCTTGACGAAGTAGGCGGCGCTTTGTAGCTTGGCGAACTGTATGACGGCCGAGGGCTGTAGCTAGATGATTTGTAGGATGATGCGCTACTCGATGTGCCAGCGAAAGATTCCGCCGATAAAAATAAAGCGAGGCAGAGCGCGGCCAGCAGCACGAGAAATAGGCAGAGAATAGTTCTACGCATTTTTGAACCCCTCGAATTTCTGAAGAAATTCCGCTTTGTTGGTGATGTCGCTCTCGCTGACTTCATTCAGCGTATTCTCGATGCTCGTTAGTCGGTCTTCCTTGCCTTCAAGGAATTCAATGTAGCGCTCCGCCTCATCCAGAATCTGATTGATCTGCTGCTCACCGCGCAGATTGTTGAAGTCGACTTGTAGGGATTTATTGCGCATGAACTTCTCCGATGGCTTTTAATTTTACGACCTTCCGCGCTTTCGCTAAATTCTCTCGCGCTCGCTTATCGGTCATGCGCTGCGCTTTCGAGCGCTGATCCATCACGCGCGTATGACCGCGCACATGGCGAAGTTCGATCACAAGCGAATGCTCAGCCTTCAACTTATCGAAGGCGGCACCAATCGCTTTAAGATCCTTGCGCTTCACTTTCTTGATGCGTTTATCCAAATGGAAGATTGCATGCATGCAGTCGGTTTGCAGAAGGACATTATCTCCGTCAGCGGCAATACCGAGTTTAAGCGCGCAGTGGATCGCATTGACGATGGCTTTCGCTTCGCAAACTAAGGCGTCCTGCTGCGTACCAGTCAGCACTCCACCACCGCCATGCGAGCCGCGCTTCGATACTGCCCAGAATCCGTATGAGCCGACATTCAGATTGGGACAATGCGACGCATCGGAGATGATCGTGACGTTCATCAACTCTCCAACATCGGCGAGTAATCTTTGTAATTTTTGAACATCAACGTCTTCCCCGCAGGCGTCGTCCGCCAAGTCGATGCAACCGCCGCTTGCGGAATTCTTCCGGCATCGCCGTTGTACAAGTCTGGATTGATTGGCAGCCAGTAGATTTTAAAACTCCCATCTGGCTCAGCGGTGCGGTTCACTACCTTAATGCGGCAAATCGGCTTACCAACCTCGGTTCGTTCCACAAACAACGTCCCGAATCGATCATCATGCGCAACCGGTTGCATCCCCGATTCTTCGATATAACGCGCTTCGCCAAAGCGCTCGATCATAATGCGGCGCACTTCGGCATTCGACTCAGATTTAATCTGAGTGATGGTTAGCGTCTCGGGATATTCGACAATCTGCTTCGTTACGCGAATGCCATGCCAGAAATGCAATTCCCATCCATCACGCCAACGATGTGATGGGCCGTCTGCGCAGTGAGGCCGGTTTTGCTCGTCTTTCTTCAGTACTTCCGGGAAGTTACTGACAATGCAAAATTCTTCGTGCATCAAGCGGAACGATCCGTGAATCGCGCAGGCTTCCCAAGCATTGTATTTTTCATGCTGTGGAAGCTTCAACCCAAGAATGTCGCGTGCGGCGGTGAGGTAGGTATCCCATGCTGCCCACATATTTCCACCTTGATACATGCGCCACCAATTGCTAGCGCATTTCAGGCCAAATAAAGCATGCGGCCCGAGAATTGATTTAGCGATTGAAAGGAAGTCAGCGTCGTCCGTGGCGTCGTACGTGGCGGCGCGCGTGGCGGCGCTCGTGGCGTCGCGCGTGGCGGCGCGCGTGGCGTCGTCCGTGGCGGCGCGCGTGGCGTCGTCCGTGGCGTCGTACGTGGCGTCGTACGTGGCGGCGCTCGTGGCGTCGTACGTGGCGGCGCGCGTGGCGGCGCTCGTGGCGTCGCGCGTGGCGTCGCGCGTGGCG